GACAATCACTACCAATGTAATAAGGGTAACGCGAAACTTCTTTGACTTCAATGCGGCACCGAGTGTTTGTAAACGTTTATAGGGATTAGCAGCTGCGATTGCATCGCCGCCAACGTAAGAGCCGCCAATGACTCCCACTAATGACTGAGCCAGGGAACCTAACCCAAAACGTTCGCCTAACATAATGATCAGGCCCGATATTACTGTAACGAGAATGCTACGCCAGTTTGTGTTATTCATAATTATTCAGTGCTATTGTCACGGAGGTGTTCGAGTTCACGATTTAGTTTATCCAACTCAGCTTGTGGATCTTCAATCGGATCTTCACTTTCAACAGGTTTGTTACGCAAATACTGGTTCAGCAGATCCGATGCGGCTGACCTTCTTACTGGTTCTGACTCAGCCGAGGATGCAAGGTCTGTTAACGTCATAATAGACTCAACTGCGGCACCTTCGAGTAGCCTAGTCACATCGTCATTGAAATGCTGCTTGCAGAGTTCCGCAGTTAGTTGTTTAAACCACGGCTGTTTTTTCACCGCACGACAATGATCTACACTTTTGCCTAATTCCTGCGCTGCGTCCTTAACAGTAGCGCCTTTGATCAACATATAGGCCAACACCCTGTGCCATGGCTTTTCTGACTGCACCTCATACGGAGCTTCAAGCTCGTCATGCATAGGCGGAGTGTTTATACGTACCACCTTCGGCAGTGCGTCCTCAACATCCGCGTTCTTCAGTCCTGCAATGAGACTGTCAGTATAATCAAACTTCTCGTCTAGATCCGCTGACATAACGCTTATCAATTTCCTCCGGTTTGATCGGACGCACTGCCAATCTGGGTTTCTGCTTCGGTTTAGATGGAGCTCGTCGCATAGTGTAACACTACTATAGGATAGCGGAGGAGTCAAACAGTAAGATTTAATATTCGCTCAGATTCCTTGGTTAGTCTATTTGCTCCTGTATCCCACAAGGGCACAAAAAAAGGCGCACCAGAAATTAATCCGGTGCGCCCTTCTAGTCTAACCACTACTATATCTGCAAGAGTTCCTGCTCAATCCAATTACGGACTTCCACCATCTCATCGTATTCAATGGGGAAGCGCTGTGCTATACACTCATTCTCATCAAGCCAAGCAATAACCTCTCTAAGGTCTTGCTCCAACTCATCTTGATAATGATCACGTCCTTGTTGGCCTTGACCAGTCTCCTGCAAATCTAGTAGTTCTTCTTTTGTCTTTCTCATATCAGCTCTTGTTACAGAAGTTCGTTCATCGAACTTCTGTAGTCAGGGCTGATTGGAGGTAAGCTAAAGTAGGCAGGTGTGCTGATGACACCTGCCCGATTTAACCTACGAGTGAAACCTCACGGTAGTATGGCTGTTAGTTGATCGCAGTGCGGACACTTGGAAGGCTCCGGTGCGTCCTTTTTGCTGAACCAATACAGGTTGTCGCAGTGTTCGCAAGTTCCACTGCGGGTCGATGTGGAGAAGCAGAGACAACTAGGGATTTGTACGAGTAAAGCACGAAGTTTAGCGCAATGCTCTTCTTTGTACTCTAACGCCTCACATAGTGAGAGGTATGTCTCGTTATTGTCGTTACAGGCGTTACATTTAAAACGCTTGTGTGCTCCTATAACTGTGTATAATTTCACGATATTTAGTTAGTTAGTTTGGTTAGGGAGCCGTCTGTCGGCTAAAGTGTAATCTCAATGGAGCAGCTGTAGAACACAGCTACAGCTGCTCGATGAAACTACTGAATCTGGATGTAGCACGTATCCCACCCAGAAAGGGTAGTATAGAACTCAAACTGGTCGGTGAGCCCCTCTGCTTCAGGTTGAGCGTCATAAGTGTACGACCCGTCAGGGTGTACTGTTATCACGCCATAATTGAGAGTGAGCGATACAGAGTGCAACAGTGGCGTTGACTTGTCTCTGTTCGATGCACGGACTCTGGTCACGCGCATCTCACCTGTGAGTTTGGTGCGAGCTTCCAGAAGAGTCAGCCGCACCTTGTCCTGATTCGGATAGTTTAGTTGTGGTTTAGTTTGTGTCACGATAATTCGTGGTTAGTTGGTTAATTGTCGAACATCGACTGAGTGAGGGACAGGAGTTGTTACGCTCCTGTCCCCGGCTCAGTTGAGGTTATTCGCTTAGTTCCAAGAGTAGTTTCTTGGCCAGAAGCAGCGCATCACATATTGTGTTCAGTTCTACGAGCTCACGCACCGTTGCGTGTTCAGCAAACGCTGGCAAGATGTCGGCGAACTTTGCCGAAGTTTCTGCGATGTCATCGTGGATGTCAATCAGATCCTCCCTTGTTTCTTCTGTAAGCATTAGTTAGTTATTCTGTGGTTAATGTGCTGTCTATCAGCTTGATAAGGTGCAGGGATGAGATATTCCCTGCACCCTACGAACCGACACCCTACAGGGCAACGAAGAAAATGGTAGTTATCAACACCATCGCAAAGACTGTCCTGAAAATCAGCTTCATCTCTTCACGGTAATGTTCCGCCTCGAGTAGTGACATTTTCACGTAATAGTCGACTTCCTTCGGTGTTATGTCCCCTTTCATGGAACGCAACAACAACCCGGTGTCGATTATAGTCATTACAATCGTGTCGTATAAATAATCTAGCATAGTGTTTCGTGGTTAGTTGGTTTGGTTAAATGGGCTCTGTGCCCGAAAGGGTTAACGCTGTGTGTTTGTCGTGGGTGGGTGGGTTCAAGAAATTGAATCGCGGATGCGGTGGAGCAAGTCATTCCGACTTCACTCTGCTCCGTCCTACTCAAGGATTCGTTCCGCTCTCACAGTAGCCTATCCTATATACTTATATATATATATATCTCTCTATATAGCCATCTACCTGTGCCAATCTGAATCAATCAGGGCGAGAGGTCTCAGCACCTGTGCCTCAACTCCCCGCCCTGTGCCCCAAATCCGCCCGCTACATCAATTTCCTGAACGCACACACCAACAACAAACACACAAGTTCACAAGCTGAACGCCTGTAAACTCGCTAGTGATCTCTTAGCTAGGTAGGAACAGGATCTTATTCCTGCCCCTACCAGCGGCTAATCCTACAATCCCATCAGGAGAAGCTCCAGCTCATCCTCGGAAGGAGCGCGGTTGCGAAGCTTCTTGAACTTGGCGATAGCCTTGTCCTTCTTCTTCTCAAACGCTTTCGCTTGAGCTTCTGTCCGGTCACCCGGTCTCCACTCAGGGTTAATAGAAAACACACCATTCTTGCAAAGATACCGACCTTCACTGCTGTCCATCTTCTCAACTTCGCCCTTCGCAGAGCGATAGCTGGTTGACGGTCCATACTGAATGAGCTGGCGAGCCAACCATTCACCCAGAGCATCCAGATCTTCATCCTTCCACTCTGACAGCTTAGGCACTTCCAAGCCGATCTTACCAGCTTTGTAGGCGTTTTCCTTTGCTTCGAATTCTTTAGTGATAGTTCCCATAATATTAGTATTAGTTAAACACTGGGCGCATCAGCAACCTGCCTCCGCAACAAAACCCAGCTAAGAAACCACTAACGCTAGTGGCCTAAGGGCGGGGGAGCGAATCCCCCTAGGGTTAATCTTCAAGCGCCCACCTGAACTCCTGATATGTGTTGAAGAATCCCGTTCTGCATCCGGCCATCCGACCGCTGCGGAACTTGAATCCTTCCTTCAGCCATACCTCAATCAGATAATCACTTCCGCCTGCCTCGCCCGGTGTGCATTCCTGCACCGCCTTATGACGAGCCACCTTCTGAATCAATGTGGACAATCCCATAATCTAAACACGGTCACCCGCCCTTAAACCACTAACTAGCTGATGAGCATGGCACTACGCCAGGGATACCAGACTTCCCATGCCAGAGCGACATTTACAGGAGTTAGGGCCTGACCTATGGCACTTACCCCGCACCTGTGCTCCTACTCACGCAGGATTTTTTCCCCGCGCTTCCAGAGCTTGCCACCCGTTTACTGGCGGCTACCGCTCACCCAGTGACCTACGGGCTATGTGGCGATTGCTCGCTGCCCTTGGCCAACTGGCTCACCACCCATACATAACCCTATGACGCTCCCATTCTCACCCGCCACACTACCCAAAGGGGTCCCCTCCCCCCGCGGGCCGGGTCCTGTGGTATTATCCTCCGTGCGTGCTCCACGATTTCTGAACGTCCAACTTTCACAGGGGTTCGTGAGATGAACGAGTGGTAGGGGTGGGACGGGAGGTTGGTGAGGGTGGGTGGTGTAGAAAAAAATTGCAGACAGGGCGGATTTAATATGAAATATTATTTGACTTTTGCCCGTCATGTGCTATATTGACCTGTCGAAAGACGCAAGCGAGACCTGCTAGAGGTCAAGATCCAACCAACGAAAATTATGACTGTACAAGAACTTATAGACGAGTTAGAAAAGCTTTCACCAAGGGCGAAGGAAGCTAAAGTGGGTTTCCGCGAAATATCTGGTGATTTGTTAGAGCTTGACCAGATCCGGCAACGCCCTGACGCTTATTATATTAACGAAAACGGCGACTCCTCTAAAGGCGCTTTTGTAGAGCTTGACAGACAGTGAGTGAAGACGACGAGAATCACAACATCGCAGCTACAGCCTTATAAACACGCTAACCGAACGAACAATAAACATAAAGTAAATAACATGGAGAAACTACCCTACGTTGAATTGAACTATAACCCGGAAAAATACGTCAGAACCGAACTAGTTCTGACGGAGGAAAGCCGCGAGTATTTAGCCAGCTCACCTTTGTTGACTAAGTGTCCCTGGACTATTCACTGCCATCACGTGACTTTACACCACCACAAAGCGCATCCGCCCGTTAATAATCCGGAAGAACTCTGGCAACCTTTGACGTTCTGGATCACACCAGTAGCCTTGGTAATTACCGAGGAACTCATAGCGATACAGGTTAAGACTCAGGCCATATGTTTCAACGAGTTCCCGCACATAACTATAGCGACGGCTCCGGGAGTACAGCCAGTGGCCGCAAACAACGCGTTACGCGTTGCGAAGAAACACGCGTTTACTAATATAAAAAGTTTGCTGGGACAGGTTCGGTTAGTTAACATGAAGGGCTGTCCCTGTGAAAGCTCTTGCTGTCACGACCCAGATCCACAAGATTCGGCGCCGCCTTACGAGTCCTATGAAGATCAGTTTACAACCGTATGCAGGAACTGCGGAAGCTCATGTCAGTGCGATTTGTAATATGAAAACAGAATTTTGGGTGAGTGGGTCTGCGAAAAATTGTAAAGACTTTCTATCTTTGGTCTTTGAAAAACAAAGACTTGAACATGGTCGGACTTTAGTGAATCGTTCGCATGTATGTTATCGCGGCTGTTCCTGCACCGAACCTAATAAAAACGTCCGTATAATGAATATTGAAGCTCAGCTGAGAGAATTTGAAGTAATAAGACACAAACTATAAACAAATAACCAACCATGAACCCACTGTCTAAAGCCGCAATAATCCTTCCTATAGAAGAACTTCAAAATGTCCTTGAAGAAATCGGAGTCTTTCCCTACCTTGCACAAGCTTGTATCAACAAAGGACGCTCAAGCTTGACAGCAACCAACTGGCGTCTAATCATTACGAACATAGGCACAGCATTAGAAGAAGCAGAACACGAGCCAGATATAGTATTAGAAGAGCTTCGAGATTCCGACAACATGCAAGCAGTCATAGAAGTCTTAGAGCTTTGGGACTGCGAAAAAACTCCTGATTGGCTGCCTCCTGTGTTGGCTATCTACGTGCAGACCAGAATGCACAAAATCATTGACAAAGTTGTAGTAGACTTCAAAGACCAGCCTCCTGGCGAAGGTATAATTTCATTAGTATCCAGTAAATCAATTGAACAAAACTAACACATGCCAACTAAACCACGAACACGCGGAACTCGTACAGAGTTATCCATACTACGTTTTCTCACATTCAACTACGATCAATCACACAAACAGATCCAAAAACTCGCGCTCAAGACCAAACACGATACTTGGACTCGCACTGTTTGTATGCGCTTGCGTCGCCGAGGTCTAATCGCGGTTCGCGAAGTGGGTGAGCGTCCACTCAGGTATAACATCACAACCAAAGGCTTTGCTCATCTACACAACTTGGAAGATTAAATGACAAAAGAGGACGCAGAACCAATCATACTCGACATGTTCTATCGCCGCTCTGGCTGCAAAGTCAAAGTGGAATCCCCGCGCGAACAGGCTGCGTTCGAACTCTGGAAGGGTGAGTGTATCACGATAGACGGGAGCGAATATAAAGTGACCAACAAACCCGGTGTATGGTGTTATTTCTGGCCGGTATCACACTATTACAATGACACAGAAATGCTTCTTTGTATTGGCGGATTGTCTGACGGAGAATTTGTAAGAATTGGCCTTTTTAGCGATGAAATCGTACTACAACAAGCGCCAGCACCGCCTGCTCTAACTCCGTTAGAGTCATCACAATACGCTGAACTAGAACTAGTAAGTCATCGCTATATTAAAGTGCGCAGAGGTTTTCGATTCAATACAGCCACGCCCCCACATATACAAAAATTCCTGATGTGGGATGGTCTCTCGGAAGACGAAGCCGCCGCGCGCTATGATCGCTACATCCAAGAACATTTAAACCGTTATCCTTTTTCATGAAACCTACAACAAATAAAACACACCGCCCACGCCTACTAGTCCAGATCCCTCTTACCAATAAGGTGTTCAGATCACGAACTGCTGTGTGCGGTTGTCGCGGTAGGATAGACGCTAAAAACCCTACTTGTAGTATCTGTCACGATTGGTCTAGTAAACAGGTTGAAGTGGAGAAACTGGGAGTCTGGAGCTTACTGCTGTTGGTGCTTAGTGTGCTGGCAGTGGTGGTTGGTGTATTGTTGTTCCAAGAACTGCTGTTAGTTGCCGGTATCGTTTGCAGCTTGGTAGCTGTGTTGGGGTTTTTATATGGAAGTAACTTAGACTGAACTATGAGCATTATTGATATAAACGAATTACTTGAGTTTGCAGAGAGTTTAAAACCACACGAAATTGTTCATTTAGCCTCTAGTCGCCACTGACTGAGTTCCAGGTATGCCAGTAGTTTACTGGCAGAGGAAGGCGATAGCACTTGGAGCTCAAAAAAGCACGTCACAGTTTATACGGAGGAAGGTTGTGAGCAGTTTTTTGCTTTACCTGAATCATATGCAGAGTTTCAGCAAAGAGTGTTACTAAAAAATACTACAGCGGCAGATCTGATAGTCATACTAAAACACTTACGTGATGACGGTGTAAGTATAGCTGTTGATTATTACACGAAGTGCCACAACAGACCTAATAACAAATGAAAAAACTTGAACTTCTATTCATTGACGACGATGTTGAGTTCCTGACAATGCTAACGATGTTGAGTCGTGTAGCTGGTCACGAAATTACAGGATTGAGTAACGCAAAAGATGCTGAGCTTTGGCTTATGAACAACCATCCGGACGTTATAGTACTAGATCTTGTTATGCCAAACCTCGATGGGTTGGAGTTGTATAGGAGTATCGAACCAACATTAAAAAGAACAACAAGAGTGATGTTTTTAACAGCGGCTTCGGACGCTACTATAGCTGGTGTAGCTTCTGCCACCGGTTGCGAGGTTTACCAAAAACCTATATCACTTAAACTATTATTTGAGATAATTGAAAACGGACCACAAGAAACAAAATGAACTGCGAAATTTGTAACAGAACAATACTGCCGGCTAGAGCTGAACTGGGATATACTACGTGTATTCCCTGCTCCGATAGAGTGACAAAAGAAAAACGCGAGATAACGTTGCCTTCTGGTTACACAAAACCAACTTCACGCGTTCCTAAACTTCCTATTTCGGAAGAAGAGCAGAGGCTGGATGATTGGTTTCAGATTAGAGTTGAATAATAGGTAATTACGAAAGATGTCTATAAAGAAATGAGTTTAGTTTTTCCTAGGATCGCGGAGATTGACGAGGACTTCAAGGATCCTGTCGATGGTTACCTGATCGCTACGAAGGCTGTGCGTGTGCGTTGGATAATTACCCCTGATGAGATAGAATGGATACACAAGCTGGAGGCCTCGCAGGTTGTCCCTTTTCGCCCTCCGCCCTTTTGGTGGAGAATGGGAATTTTCAACCTAACAAAACAATACCGCGAGGTAAAAACTTTTAATAATAAATATTTGACAAGCCTTATCTGTATGCTATTGTAATGGATGCACGAAAATGTTGCCTTCTACCTTACCTTTGGTTTGTCTCTTATTATATGTTTTTTCCTGGCTTTGAATTTCGGTACCCCGGAAGGGGATTTCGTGGTTGGTGGCCTGGAGGGAGAAATCGGTCCTACGACTGTGAGTATCCCTCCAGGTTCTTCCGTCGAGTTAGACATTACACAACCAAATCTGCGAGAACCAGAATCACTTACCGATAACTATGATGAACCTACGCCGCTTGCGGTCCCTGTGTCGTGGAATACTGAACCGCAGTATACACTCCGAGCGTGCGCCGAATCTATGAAAGACGAATCAACCCTTTATATAGACTGTCACCTCAACTCAGCAGGCGGCAACTACGCATTAGCTATCGCTTCGGATAGTGCGGAAAATGTGGCTAACGCCGTTGTTTCTTGGTGGGGTGATCTTATCTCAGTACCACATAAACTTTGGCTGAAAAAGGATAAGTTCGCCCTGATCCGCATAGCCAACCAACGAGGTATGTCTGTGATTATCTGGGAACCAGCTTTTGTGGATGGTCCTAATCCTGACCAACCAAAACTTGTTATCAGACACTGGCCTGACTTCATAGACAAACTAGCCTACTACGCAAAGCAACACGGGTATAGAAAAGTGAAACTTTATGTTGGGCATGAAAATCGCGACGGCGGTGCTAACTGGCAAGGCTACTCCGAGGCAGCCTTTTACTCACACATTCGATCTTCAACTGATCCACAAACTCACCAACCAATTTCAGATGTTTTCCACGATGAACTACCACCGCGACAATGCCGCCCTGCGTATTCCAACAGTGCTAGGGCTAGACGCTTCTGTCCGACCTGACGATAAATACTTTTCTCGGCAGTTGTCGAGTTACAATAAAACCAACTACAATAAAACCAACATGGATGATATAACAGACCCAAATGCATTTCCCGTGGCTGAGTTTACTTACTCACAGGAAGTGTGGCTGATGCACGATAATGCGCCAACAACAGGAATAATCAATAAGTATGTCTGCAAGGGCGTTAAGAAGCACATAATGTCACACATCGAGACGTACTATGAAGTGGCTATCGGTCGTCTTACAGAGGACTACAAAGCCTCCGAGCTCTACGCCACTAAACTGGAACTGTTAAATTCTTTCCTTGACGACGATGAGCGCCTTTAAACCAACACTAAAACCATTAACCGACCGACAGATTGACCTTTATGCGCTTAAGGGTCATTACGGTGAGGCCAAGCAACATGAGTGGCTTCGCTCAGTCGAACAGGGAACGCTACGTTCACTCGACCACCAAATACGTCAGGGCAAAGTCAATTCTCTGGCACAGGAAGCTCTGGGACGCCGTAAGAAACGAAAGGCTCGTAAAACCGCGCTCAACGATGACAGCATGTTCGCAAAACTTCTCGAAGACCTAGGATTATGATCAAACATCAAGTTTACGCTATTGCCATAACCATGTGCTGGCTATGCACACTAATCGCTCTAAGTCTACGCAACAAACAACACGAAAAACTACAAAACGAAGCCATTGAACGCGGTCACGCTGAATGGTATATTCACAAAGACCGCTCCGTCAAGTTTCGTTGGAAGACTCACATAGATCCACAAACACTTCCACGTCACTTCAAATACCGCGAAGCTAAACTCTAAAACTTTACCTCAATAGGGAGGTGAATCGGAAAGGACTGCCGAGTAACAGTCCTACAAATAAACAAACAACAAAAATATGCAAACCCAACAGTTCAAGTCGCTTGGTTTTAACTTCAATCTCGCAGTGCCTGAAACGGCCGAAGAGTTCGATCAACTCGCTGGTAAGTCTGGCGCGTGTGTCGATGAAGCTACCCGTAACGTCGTTTACAGACAAGCAAACCACGACTTCCGCAAGGCCTTCTGCGAGGCCGTTGAAAACGAAACCGGGATTCCCCGGGAGACTAAAACAGTCAAAAACGCCAAAGGCGAAGAGCGTGAGGTCTTCGACGAAAAGGAACAGGAATACATCAACCGCGTCCAGATTGCCAAAGACGAAAACGATGAGCCTGTCACCAACGAGGAGAAACTCCAAGTAATCGCCTCTCAGGTCGGCAAGGACATCAAGTTCGATCCTACACCTTCCGAGCGGAAGAAGAAGGCGCCGAAAGAGATCGAAGAAAACGCCAAGGGCATCTTGGCGAACATCGAAGCCGGAAACACCAAGGCTGCCACAGTCGCTTCCAAGTTTGGAGAGGCGCTCGGCTGCGACTTCGCAACCGTCTATGGCGAAGTCACTGAAGAGTCGCTTGTGCAAGCACTCCTCGCTGTCAAAGCCAAAGAAGATCGCGACCGCACGAACCGTTTCTGCTAATCGCAGAATAACTGCGCAGAAAGGGGATCTCGTGGTTGACTTCCCCTTTCTGCGCTCACCTTCTTCACACAATTTCAGACTGCGAACATGTCCGGATTAGCCATTCATTCAGAAAAGTATTTTCGACGGTATGAGCGATTCATTGCTACTGTGGTAGAGAATTATCCTAAAGAGACGCACTTTAAACCCAGGGAGAGTGTTAACACTTTCGTTTCACGATTTAGAGACGCTTTGAATGGGATGAGAATCAACGGTTGGCAGAGTGAATTGTTTACCTTTGAACAATGTGCAGGGATTTTCAGGTTACTTCGTCAAGGTGGCGACTTCATTATCACAGTTAATGGTGAGAATGTTTACGTTGGGCCGCCTATTAAGGATGGTGGTGCAATACAAGTGGAAGCGTCTTCGGCAATGAGTTTGGAACCCGGACAGGTAGATGCTAGGGACAAAGAAGTTTTTTGTGCCATACATTTGTTGAAAAGGCGTGGTTATTTACCTGAACCTGTTGAATTTGTAAATGTCAGTAATGGTCAAAAGACCGAGCTGGAAATCGCCGAAGGCTTTATTGAGTTTTTTGAAAGCGGCGATGGTGTATATGTAATGATATGAAATTTGTAGAGAGTCCTTACGGAAAGTTGAGTAATGAAGATAAGAAGTTGGTCATGTGCAAGGTTAGTGCAGATGACTGGAATCTGGTCTACGCAATGTTCCCGTTTAGGGGCCTGCAGGATCAGATCTTAGCAACATTGTTCAGCCAATTTATTGAAAGAGTTAAAGAATTAGACTTACCAAAACATTATGAGCCAGATAACAAAAGGCGCCTTGAAAGCGTCCTTCGAGGAGATGCCATTTCACCGACTGGAGGAAGTGGACACGGAGAACATGACCGACGACGAGAAGAGGATTCTTGTGGAAGTTCTGCAGGAACGGAACAGGTCAGCACAGAAGCGGAAATCAGTGAACTCGAAACAGAGCAAACGGATTGAGGGAAAAGACAAAGGTGTGGATATCTCAAAGTTTATGTAACACAATTTGCGACCTAGTCGCTAAACAATCCCGATAACGGGAGTTAAAGAACAAACATGAAAACAAAAACAAGTATGATGGGGTGCCTATTGCTGTTAATTGCAGCATTGAGTACCATTACGTTAAGCGCTATTGATCGACCCAGTTGCCAGATTCAGTATTACGGAGTCTATGAACCCGCGGGGACTGACTATATTATTCTGGATCTCTTCGAACATACCAAAGCGGATGTCAACCTTGCGCGTGCCCAGCACTCGATTCCCATCGCCTACTTTTCGGCGCATTGGGAAAACTACGACAGCCGATTCGATAAGGATTCGTTCGATATGCGTGGTTCTAAGAAACTGCCTGATTGGAAAGGTGAACGCTATATTGATTGGAGATTACCGACGAATCAGTGGCTTATGAAGAAGCGAATGGATCTGGCGAAGGAAAAGTCGTTTTGGGGAGTTGATATTGACAATGTCGACGGTCCCGGTTCGGTTGAGTACTTTGGTTGGCTGCTTAAAGAGGCAAAATCGCGAGGCCTGGCCGTGGGGTTGAAAAACTGCGCCGACGTCTATACGAAGGGTAAAACAATTTACGTGAGGCCCGATTGCAATCTCGGTAAATATGGAACGGAGGTGGACTTCTTCGTCACCGAGGCCACAGACAGTAAGGAACTGTTGGTATATCACCATTTCAACAAACCTGTGTTTCGTATGTATTATGGAAAGGGTGCAAAAACGCCCGACTTCATATACGAGGTCAGTCAAAAGGACCGACGAAACAGGTTCTAACACACAAACAGCTAGCGGGTCGTCTGTAGTGGGCGGCCCGCTTTTTTCACCATGGAAGAGAAATTTTTAGACTGGGTTGTTGGGATGTATGGCAACCCTAAAGCAGTACCTGATGAGGTTTTAACGCAACTATATGACGCGTTCATTGCTGGTTCGATGTTAACCAAAAAATGCTTTGGACGCGGAGAAGTTGAGAAAGTAGACAAAGCACACGCCAGATATGTGCTGCGACTCAATCAGCGCGGCGATTCGTTGGTTGACAAGGGATTAATGGAAGAAAGGCAAAAGTTTTTAAGGGATGGAAATTAATTTAGATTTAAACAACAAGGTTGAGGTAGCAAAAGCAGAACCTCGACCACTATTGCAGCACAAAGAGGGAAATGATTATGTGTTGCAGATCGACAATTCGTCGATGGAGGTTTTTAACACGTGTCCGCGTGCCGCGTTTTACAGTAAAATTGTAGGCAGAACCAAAAAGGAGAGCCCCGCTTTGGTTTACGGTTCGGCTATACATGAGGGTTTGGAATACTACTACAAAAACGGTAGGTCCAAAGATTCTTGGGAAGCCGATATGCTGACTGCGGCCTTGGGTGTGTTTGAGGATAAAGCGCAAGACTTTCACCTCGACGAATGGAGGACTGCTGATATGCTTTGTCACGCCTTACAGAAATACGTGAGGAAGTATGCAAAGGAAGAGGTTAAACCTTTACAGTTGGATACCGGTCCGGCCGTTGAGATTCGTTTTTCGCAGCCTTTGGGTGTTGTGGAGTTTGGTTCGCGTGTTCCGGTGGAGTTGTTGGACAACGCAGATGAGCACACTGATGATGTGGCGAAAGTCGATAATGTTCACGTGTATTGGATTGGTAAGATCGACGTTATCGTAGAGGACAGTGGAGGTCTGTTTGTTATGGATCATAAAACCACTCAACGAGTCGGCAACGAGTTTTGGAACGATTTTTACCTGTCAAACCAAATGCTCGGGTATGCCTGGGCAACGCAGAAATTCTTAGGCGAGCCTGTGAAGGGTCTGATATTGAACGCTATTATCGGTCGCCGTCCTACCAAAACAGGAACTTCGCTGGATTTTCAGCGACAAAAATACTGGTATACTCAGGAACAAATCAGTAACTGGGAGATCAATGCATTGGCGTTGGTCAGTGACTTCTTAGGAGATGTTCACCGCGATTACTTTCCGATGAAGACCGCGTGGTGCACCAAGTTCGGTAAGTGCCAGTATCATGATGTGTGCACTTTACCAGAGTCTTCCAGACTACACATGTTGTTCTCTACTCAATATCAAGACAATGTATGGAGTCCACTGGAGGATTAACGGAAGCTCAATTAGAACAATTATACCAACCCGTTACTAAGTTTATACTTTCTACGTATTATGAGTCCGACTGGGAAGATGTGGTGCAGAAAACGATGCTACAACTGTGGCGCAAGCGGCATTTGTTTCGTCTATCAGCAAATACAAAATTGTCCAGTTGGGGAGTGAGCTTTGCGCGTTTGACGTTATTAACACATCTTAAAGCTGAGAAAAAGCACAAAGATGCATTATCATTCGAAGCGTGCTTAGATAAAGGAGTGGATTTCTATTTTGGTGAAGATCCAGAAACTTTGCTTAGATCAATCCTCGATGACGAGTGTAATGCTATAGTTACTGCGTCTTTGGCAAACTACAAAATACCTGAAATAGCAGAAATGCTAGGTATAAGCTATAGAACAGTAGTGAGACGTAGAATGTATATAAGAGATCGACTACTTGAACTTTACCCTAATCTAAAATGACAGATCAGCAAATACGCGACAATATAAGACGTAGGTTGTATCTCAAAGCGGGCATTCCTGCTTGGGACGGCGACGAAAACAAAATCAAAAATAGCGTTCTATCCCGTCTCGTCCCTTTTGTGGTTTTGATGTTCAACCGTCTCGTAATGGGACACATGCGCTACGGTGAATTAGAACATCCAGATAAACCCACACATGATCATTTGGCTTCGATACGTAGTCGTCTGGATAAATGGGAAATCGACGGAAATGACGAGCATCTGGTTGACATAGCCAACCTATGCTTCTGTGAATACTTAGAAGGAAAACATCCAAGGAAGCACTTTAGCGCTGCAGATGATAGCGAACACGCAAAGACAAAATGAAACAGTATCAAGGTCGCTGTGGTGGGGATTCACTGAATGGCCTGTATAATAAAATGGAACAACAAAGACACGAAGATAAAGTGCTCAAGCTGTGGAAGAGGCCCTCCACGTCAGCTTTGAACATGACAAACCAACAATATGACTTAATTCACTTAGCCATAGCTATAACTAGCGAAGCCGGTGAATTTGCAGACGCAGTTAAACGTCACGTCATATACGAGAAACCGCTCGACATCGACAACCTTAAAGAAGAGTTGGGTGACTTGGAATTTTACCTCCAAGCAGCTTACCAAACTACTGGCCTCAGCCGCGACGAAGTTCTGCGAGCTAACGAGTTGAAACTAGAAGAGCGCTATCCAGAAGGCACATATACTGACCGGGATGCGCAAGAAAGAAAAGACAAAAACACTGACCATGATTAAAAAAGCAACACAATACAAACAACCCAGTAGCTTACTACTACTAGGCACTCCGGGAACCGGAAAGTCCACGTTCGTATCACAATTCCCTGGGATCTTTATCCTTGATTGTGATAACAACCTAGCCGGACCTATCCGATGGTTGAAGGATAACAACAAAGAAGTCGACTTCTATTGCGCTTCTCCTTGCATTGATGACGACGGCACTGAAGTTCCCAGAGAACACTGGTATCGTCGAGCAGCTCAGCTTTTGGTTCAAGCCTCTGAAATGCCGGAAATAAAAACCATCTGCATCGACTCGCTCTCCTCCTTCTCCGATATGGTGATGGTGGAAGTGCTGCGTCAACAAGGTCGCAAACTGGGTTCATTCGACAAACTCACTGACACTAACAAAGTCAAAGCCGCGGATGAACAACTCCAGATACAAGACTGGGGTGTGTTCTTCAATATGATTAAGCAAGTATTCTTCCGCCTAAAGTCTTGTGGCAAAATGCTCGTCGTTACTGGACACATCAAGACATCCGAGGACTCACTAACTAAATCAATTAACGAACTCGTCGCAATCCCCGGTCAATCCGCTAACCAAATCTCGGGTTGGTTTTCTGAAGTATGGAAGCTCGAAAACTCAATCAAACGGCGTGGCAGTAGTTCGGAGCAGGAACGCCTGGTTCAGACGTTTCCGTCAGGGAAGCTCCAAGAATACTTGGGTCTTAAGTCTTCCGCAGGTGTAGCTACAGGAACTGCGATGAACGCTGACGCACTTATTAAACAGATATGCCAGACGAAGTAACAGACATTGACGCGGTTCATCCGGAAGAGTGGGTTAAATATCAACGAGACAACCAGCAGTGGATTGTGAAATTGTTGAACGAAGCTGACAATCTGTTGGCCTTCGGACATCCAAGAGAACGCCTGGAGAAGTTTCTTAAAGCACATCCGGCTCCACTACCACCTAACCAACGATGAAGAAACGTGCTTTTATTGTAAAGCTCGAGATTGATGATTCTCTTGATCCATTAGCGGTGGCGGAGGATATTCATGCTGCGGTGTATGAAGAAGGGTATAACGTGCAAAGCGTGGCACCTTGGAACGCACCAACAGAGCTTGAAGCGCAGGCTAAGAGTATAACTAACATCGCTCAAGGTTTACCTGCGCAAGGTTTGGGTATACTACCAGAACAAACAAATGATTGAAACAGCAATTTGTGTCGGCGCTATTTTGGCGATCATTGTCTTGATTATTTCAATGCTGCCAAGGCGTAGATTCGATCAAGACGAATACGAGGAAGATACCTTCGATCCCGAAGAAGACGACAACATAAACAATTTGTAGGAGCTATGGTAGCACTTACAACATAAAACAAATAACAGAAAACAAACAACAAAACATGAAATTGGACTTAGACTTCGACCTTACACAAACTTCAACCGAAATGCCGCGACTTGTAGCAGGGGATTACCTCTGTAAAGTCAAGTCCGCGGAGATTGAAGAAAACAGTCGTAAGGACGGACACAATCTGAAGGTCACTTTTTCCACATTGGAAGAAGGTGAGAGTACCGAGGGGGATGCAATCAACCCCGGGTTTCCTCTCACTAAGTGGTTTCCGCTTCAGCAATCAAGTAATGACAAGGCGCCGCCGTTTGAGCGTGATCTTGCGATCTTGACTGACGCGGTCTTCAAGATTGAAGATCCCGAAGATCGTCCACCATTCACCAATGATCTTATTGATAAGATGCATGGTGAGGAAGTGGTGATTCGTGCAAAACTCCGTAATTCTGAAGATTTCGGACTCCAGAACGATGTCGCTCGCATAATGCCAGCGGAATAATCTTCATCACGTGGGGCGCGCATACGTATAACGCGCATCTTTTCACTATGGCTTTATTACTTATAAAAATTACAGTCCACCTGATCTTCTTTTACTATTGTTCAAGAGCGATATATTGGTGGCGTTGTTACCGTAAAGAGACGAACATGATGTTGGCTTACGGATACGATCAACTCTTTAATACTAACCTAAAACTAGCCCTACTATTTTTCGTTGCAATACTAGTAGGTTACGCAACTCACATATTCTAATGGAACAGGAAACAATACAACAAAAAGTGCTACGGCTCTCCTCATCGGCTCACGGAGTAATCAACATTGATGAAGTCTACGTAGATGAGTCTCGTATCAGAAAAGACGACGACAAAGTGCGTCGTTACATTGACGAAGAACTGGCACCTTCGATCGCCGAAAAGGGTGTGATTCAGCCTTCAACTATTCACAAGTGCGCGGAACCGATAACTCATAAAGGAGTCATATACGAATACGAACTGGTAGCTGGTTGGTGTCGTATGCAGGCCTGCGCCGCGTTAGGTCTCAAACAAATACCTTACAACTTACAGGAGAAACTCACTGGGGACCAGTTACTCGAGCTTGAACTCGAAGAGAACGAGATACGCCTTGATATGACATGGCAAGATCGTTGCTTGGCGATCGAGAAAATTCACAAACGTAAAGCACGTGAGCACGGTGCTGTTGGTGAAAAGTGGGGCTATCGCGAAACTGGAAAACTGCTCGGTGTATCTTACGGTAATGTGTCGGATACACTCAAGATCGCGGGGTACTTACGTAACGGTGATGGTGAAGTCAACGCTGCCGGCTCTATGGGCGAAGCTATGAACATCTTACTAAAACGTAAGGAACAGGCTCTCATTGACGATCTTTCCGCACGCGCTATGCCTGCGACCGCAAAGAAACGCACAGTCGGACATGTAACCACCGCTAATCCAATCGGAGATCTCACACCGTCACCTGTATCCGCTCCTGTTCCCAGGGGTTCGGAGTCTGAAAGCGTGATAAAGAAGTCGATGGTCGAGAAGTATGAAGTGGATCTGTCGGACATGTTGTTCAACATGCCGAATGAAGAGTGGTTTGCGGGAGCGGACGCTGAGAGTGTGGATTTGGTGTATACTGATATTCCGTATGGTATTGATATGGATAATCTGGATTTTCAACCGAACAAAGAAAAAGGCGACAAAGTTCAGGGCGATTTGGCTAGCGTTTACGATGAACACGATGTGGACGAGAACGTGGAGCAGATGAAACCGTTTTTGGAAGGCGCTTACAAGGTGCTGAAGGACGGTAAGTATTGTGTGTTTTGGTATGATATTAAACACCAGGAGAAGCTACACAAATGGGCCTTGGAAGCAGGTTTTACCGTGCAACCGTATCCATTGATTTGGTGCAAGGAGCATCCTTGTAGAAACAGGGCCGGGAATATTTGGTGGACTAAATCCATCGAGTATGTGTTTGTTTGTCGGAAGGGTAAAGGGACACTGAGGTCGCCGCAGACACGGTGCTGGTTTTTGGCTGATGGGAGTGCTGAGAGAAAGACTCAGCAGAATCCGTTCTCTAAGCCGTTTGCTGTTAGTAAACAAATTATCGAGCCGCTGACTATTCCCGGGGATTTGGTGTTGGATTGTTACGCAGGCGAGGGTTCGCTGGTTAGGTGTGCGCTGAACATGGGGAGACGCGTGATTGCAGTGGAGAAGAAGAAAGAGCATTTTGTCAGGTTGCAGGAACATGTGAGAAAAGTGTATGTGACCATGACGAATGATAAGGTTAAGTTTTTATAAGTTATGACAGATCAAGAACAGTTAAAATTAATAATTGACACGCTAATGAGTGTCACAGACGACGCTAAAGAAATTGTGATTTGGTATTTTATTTACCTCATTTTCGCCAAGATAGTTGGTCATATGATTGCTGTCGTATGGGCTTTTGTAGTCTATAAGGTGCTGCTCTATCTATTTAAAACCTTCCGCAGTAATGCGCTAGTAGCTGATTTGGTAGATAAGGCCTGGGCAGATGTTGAAAACAAAGATTATACCAAAATTCGTGACGTATGGCAAACCAAGTCTTAAATGAGTTTCCGTCGATTGACTCCGATAGAGAGACAGTTGCGATTGTTGGAGAGGCCCCGGGTGCTGATGAGGAAAGGCTGGGGAGACCTTTTGTTGGTGCGGCAGGTAATATACTGTCACAGGTAATGAACAGGGCTGGGTTATTACGGTCGTGTTGCTTTATGGGTAATGTATGTCAGTTTCGACCGCCGAAGAATGACATAACTAAGTTTCCGTGGAATGGTTGGCAGATTCAGGATGGTCTGAATACACTGGCTGGTGATATAGTTAGATGTGATCCTAGTCTGGTTGTGTTGTTGGGTAATACTGCGTTGAAAGCTGCGGGAGTGAAAGAGAGTGTTCTGAACATGCGCGGGTCGTTGTTCAGGTGCATGGATATCGACTCACCGTTTTATGGTAGAAAGTGTATCGCTACAATACACCCGAATGCGATTCTGAGAAAGTATGATTGGTTGCCGCTTATGTTGTTTGATATGCAACGAGCGAAAGAGGAAGCCGGTTCTCGAGAATTGTTTCTGCCTGAGCGTGTGTGCGACTTGGATTTGACGGCAGACCAGATTTGTGAGAAATTAGACAATTGGACACCCTGGAAGTTGGCTGCACTCGATATTGAGGGTGGTGTTAATTTGGAGGAGTTTCGAGGAATTACTTGCATGTCGATCGCGGAGGATGCTAACTATGCGTTTGTTATTGACTGGACCAGGTTGAATGATCGTGATAAGGTTAAGGTGTTTGACTCTTATAGTGTGTGGATGCGTAGGCATGATATTCCTAAAGTGATGCACGGTGGGTTGTACGATGTGTTTTGTGTTAAGTGGAAACACAAGGTTCCGACAGGTGGGTTTGTTCATGACACTATGCTGAGTGCTTGGGAGTTGTATTGTGAGTTAGCAAAGTCTTTAGCCAATCATACGTCGATCTTTACGCGAGAGCCTTATTATAAGGATGAACGTAAGGCACTCGACTGGCATACGCATTTAAAGTATTGCTGTAAGGACTCTATGGTGACGTACGAAATACATAAGGCTCATATGAAAGAGCTGAGTGAGACACCAGCGTCAATGGAGCACTACACGTTTAATACTAAGCAACTTCCTATGTTGTCATATATCATGCGACGTGGATTTAAGTATGATACAGAGTTAGCGAAGGCAAAACGGTTGGAACTTCAAGTTGAACAGGATGAACTGATGGCAACTATTGAGATACTCAATGGTGAACCGATAAATCCTAACTCATCTAAACAAATGTGCCACGCACTGTATTCGCGACACAGATTCGAGCCGCAATATCAGAAAGAGCGTGGACGTAAAACTAACAAACAGACAGCTGATGGTCTGGCGTTATTGACGTTGTTTAAAAAATATGACAGCGACTTCGTTTTTAACCTACTTAAATGGAAGCAGCTTGACGGAGTTCGCAAGCAGTTAGATATTAAACTTGATGACGACGGACGAATACGCAGTCACTATAATCCTGTAGGTACAGAAACTGGAAGGTATGCGTGTTATAAGTCAAACACAGGTTCTGGTTACAACCTACAAACAACAACTAAAAGGTTGCGGGAAACGTTTATAGCTGACGACGATCATCTTATGGCACAGATTGATTTGTCCGGTGCCGATGGTTGGACAGTTGCGGCGCATTCGTTAAGACTTGGCGATGATACGCTGATGAACGATTATCTAACTGGTGTGAAGCCGGCTAAGGTTATTGGTGCTATGTACCTCACTGGTGATACAAGTATTGCTAATATGTCATCTGAGCAGGTCTTAAGTTTGTGCTCTGAGTTTGACTGGAACAATGAACATGCTTGGTTGTATGCTGCATCTAAGGCAGGACAGCACGGATCATGCTATGGTATGGGTAAAATCACAATGTCCAGTAATATTCTTAGGCAGTCCTGGAAAAAGTCTGGGACTCCTATCTATGTGGAAGCAAAAGAATGTGAACGCATCAAAAACTTATTCTTTCGTCGCTATAAAGGTATTGAGAAGTGGCAACACTGGGTTAAGCGTCAAGTAGAGGAAGAAGGTTGTTTAACTGCGGCCTCCGGACATACAAGACAATTCTTCGGTCGTCGGACGGATAATGCAACGTACCAAACCGCCTTATCACACGAACCGCAAGCTAATACAACCTATGCCACGGCGCTCGCTGGTCAGGCTTTGTGGAGCGACCCTAGAAACAGAACACAACAAGGCGATTTAATTATAGAACCTTTACACCAAGTACATGACGCCTTAGTAGTGCAATTTCATAAAGATACGTTGGAAGACTCTAAAGCAAAGATAAATAAATACTTTGATACTACATTGACAATTGGAGGTGTTGAAGTGAAGATACCTTTTGAGGCTGAAATCGGTCACTATTGGGGTGATGATTCTGTAGCAACACTATGACACAACAAGATAAACGAGATAAACTTTTACAAGACATCAACCTCACTGGCACACTAGAAGTAAACGCGGAGTATATTCTGCGTGAATGTTTTGACTCTATGACTATAGGGTTTTGGTGTCAGTGCAACAATCTTTTGTACGAAATAAACACTAAACCAAGAGCAGAGTTCCATTGTGGGATGACAGTAAAGTTCATCGCAAAACCGGTACTCACACCGTCACCAGAAGAAGAGCTATGAACAAAAAACAACCTAATGTGCATCTTATAACAGATGCGTTTAGAGACGAGGTCGCTAGACTGCGACTTAAGTATGATACTGTAGTAGAGACCGGCACCCACGATGGATCTGGTAGTACTCAAATATTCGTAGATAATAACTATAAGGTGCGCACGTGTGAGTGTGATATCCGAAAAGTAAAAGCGGCTCGTGAGCGTTTTCTGACTCATGACGTAGATGTAGCACACGCCTACACCACTTACGAACACGACCTAGATCCTATTTATGTGGCGCGTTTGGATGCATACGACGCGAGTCCTAGCTGGTCCGATGAACAGTGGTTAGACACACAAATACAAGAGTACCGAAATTCCGTTCTGTACTTCTTGGACTCCCACTGGACCATGGGTATACGTGAGTTCCTTCGTATTATCTACATGCACCAGAATTTTGGAGGTGAATGGACTATTCTGCTGGATGACGCAATCAACCATAAACACAACTCGTCAATCCACTACGCTAAATCAATTTATAAAGACCGATGTAAGGTTCATAGAATAGGAGGTGAAAGATGGGCGCGCATTACTTTGCTACCATGAAACCAATGTTGGCTAAAAAGTTCAAAGACCAGCGACACAAACTCAAGTTCCCTTGTTACGTACAACCAAAATTAAATGGTGTGCGTATGCTGTTCTTTGACGGATGTCTGCAAAGTCGAGATTCGAAAGAGTGGAAGCCGGGGATTTTACCTCACATTGAGGAAGCTTTACAGTATTTTCCCTCTAGTATGATGCTGGACGGTGAACTCTATATTCATGGTGAATCTCTACAAATGATAAATTCTCGTGTTAGTGTCAATCGTGTCAATTCGCATCAAGCTGCCACTGACGTCGTTTACCACGTATTCGACTGTTTAGACTTTGATTGGCTAGAGTGTGAGTTCGCGCAGAGATCTGCATTCTTGTGTAACGCACTCCCGTCTTTTCCTGACTGTGTTCAATTCGTTCCTACCCACGAAATTCAATCACACGCAGAAGGTGATTACTGGTTTAACCATTACAAAGAACAAGGTTACGAAGGTCTAATGTATCGCCAAAACGTGGAATACGGTTTAGGGCACAAATGTGGTAACAAAGAAAATCGTTGGGATGTCTTACTTAAACGCAAAGACTTTCTTGACGAAGACTGTGAAATTGTAGACTTCGAATACGGCACAGGTAAATACGAAAACTGCGTAGGTAGTCTTATTTTACGATTCCCAGCTAATAACTGCATCTTCAACGCCGGTAGTGGTTTAAGCGACGCTCAACGTCATCGTTATGTGTCAAACCCACCAATCGGACTCACCGCCAAAATCAAATACGAAATGCTCTCTGACAAGGGCGTCCCACTAAAACCAACCATAGAATGTGTAAATGAGTAAAAAAGTACAAATCTTCCGCTTTGGTGTTCAGGGAGGACTCGGAGACGTGATCTTCCAGTCGTTCCCGTGTTATGAATACTTACGTAAAACTGATGATCCCTGTGTTATTCACATAGGCTGTCGCATAACCAACACTGAGGATCTCTTTCGATTCAACAAGAAAAACATACGTGTAGTTCCTAATACCACACGTTTCGGTAGCGTCGAACTAAAATCACAACAACCAATAGGCGCAGAAAAAGCTGCTGTAAAAGAACTCGGCGGTGCTGGCTACTATATTCCCAGGCTTCAACCGCGTTGTTGGACGGCTCCTCCTCGTTACCCGATACCCCTTGTTACAATGGAAGCGTCCAAGTACCTAATAATACCTAAGAGTTCCGGGGAGGATCGAAGAATACCAACAGACATAGTTAACACCTATCCAACTAATAAATACAAAGTCCTAGGAAGCCTTGATTTTCCCTCATTCGCTTCCTATCAACTCTCCCTATTGGAATATATAGCACTAGTTCGTGCAGCGAACCACTTGGTTACTTGCGATACGTCAGCTTTGGCTATTGGAATGTTGTTTGGTAAAGCTACTACTGTGTATATAGATACGAAAGGTGACGGACCTTATGGGTGTAACGGTAAACCACTTAACCATATGTCTCGAATGATGTGGGCTAGCCCTAATGTGAATGTTAGAGATTATGAGGGTAGTGTGCTGAAACCTGAAGGCGCTATGTATTCAAATGAACAGTGGTCATAAGTGCATGGCCTAATTCGCCATGTAAGCGCGCCTAAGCCATCGCAATCCCGCCCGCTATGATCATACCCGGCGGGGATTCAAATGCCGTAGCGGGCGAATGATGGCCAATGGCGGGCAATCCCGGATGCGTCGCCGACCTCGATTTACAATGAAGATTACAGTATAACAATTATGTCCTTTATAAAAGACTACATCTTAGCTACCTCAGGCAATGAGGCACCAGATACTTTTCACAAATGGAGCGCGTTATCTGCGCTCTCGTCTCTATGTTCACGTCGTGTATGGGTGGACCAGGGGATTTTCATAGCATACCCTAATATGTATGTGATGCTAGTTGGTAGCGCAGGGATTAAAAAGTCTACAGCCATGTCACTAGCACGTAACCTAATACGTGAATTGAAGACGATACCAATCGCACCACCTTCAATCACCAAAGAAGCTATGACAGAGTATATGGCAGAAGAAGATACGCCCTGCCTTAAAAACTTCAAATACCACCATAACGGTAAAGATATCTTAAAGTCCTACACTCACTTATCTATCTTCGCGAACGAGCTTGTCACGCTGATTAACTCAGGCGGCAATGCTATGGGTATGATCGAGTTCTTAACTGACATATTCGACACCGACGAGGAGTTCGAGGTGCGTACTAAAAACCGAGGCACCGACACGATAAAAGCACCCTACATCACTGTTCTTGCTTGCCTTACAACTGAGACGCTCTCTAACCTGATGAACACAAAAATCATCTCGTCGGGTTTTTCGCGAAGATGTATATTTGTTTACTCAAATGACTATGGTAATCCTGTACCTCGTCCTATTGTAACGCAAGAACAAGCAGACGCCTGGAATCGTTGCGTGCAACGTGGCAAAGACATCCAAAAACTCTCAGGTCAATTCACCTGGGAACCAGAAGCCGAAGAGTTCTGGGATGACTGGTACGTTCAATGCCACAAACAGAAAGAAAGAGAGGACTCCGAAATACGTTCCGGGTTTCTACAAACTAAACCCAACTACGTCCTTAAAATTGCGGCACTTCTCAGGGTTTCAGACTCTGATCAACTGATAATCACTAGAGAATCCTTAGAGCTAGCACTAGCGTTTATCACAGAGATCGAACCTGATATGGATATAGTCTTCGCAGGAGCTGGTAGAAATGAGCTGTCACCTATTGCTAAGTCTATTGAAGCTATGGTGGTGTCCTCGGCCGAGCCTATTATGTTGAATCGGATACACGCCACGTTCTTCAAAGAGGCTTCTACTAGCGAGATTAACGATATATTAGAACATCTGTCGGAATCCAATAAGATTAAGTTACTTAGAGTGACTAAGGACCGCCAAGTCCTGAAGCTCGTTGCAAGACCGGACTTCGTCTTAAAAGGTGGTCAGCCATAGCAGCTGCTTGAGGTCTTGGTAACGAAACGTTCTTCGACATAATCTGGTCTACAATAGAAGCGCGCTGTAGTGATCTTTTTGATACACTGACAGGGATACCTAAGTTCTGCATTGTTTGTGTTCTGCTTAACAAACGATTCACCTCGCTGGTGCCGCCTGATAAGCCTAACGAGTTTAGTAGTGCTTGACTGCCTACAGTAGAGTCAAAGGTTCCTGTACGTCTAGGGTCCCGGGGATTCTCCCGGCGCTCTATACGCTCAGCTACCTTTTTGGCTCCGTCAGAGACGGCTCTGTTGTACTCCTGTTCAGCTGCTTGTACCATTCCCTGCTCTTGAAACTTGACAACCTTTGGATCTTGTCTGGCGACTTGATCTAAGTACTGTCTAGCCAATGCTGGGTTTTCTGTATAAAGGTCAGCTATCTCATCGAAGAGATTAATGTCACGTTCTCTGATACGCTCCTGGTGTCTACGATCTAGCCGCTCGTAGGATTTGAGTTTGTTAAGTCTTTGTGGAGTAAATCCCACGCTGTAGGCAAACTTCTCAGCGAATGAACCGTCAATAAGCATACCACCATTTTGATCTCGAAACTCACCTCCGTCTTTATACATTTTGATAGGTTTGCGCCATGCGATAGGTGCGATATCTTCAAATGCCTGGGCAGCGTCACGATCTTTTAGTAGCGACGTCGCACTCTTGGTTATTGATTCGACTACAGATCCTGTAGGACCAGCGAGTGCCCCTAGCGAATAGCCGTCATAGGCGTTAACACCTAAGACGCCTCCGATAGCAAACCTTGATCCAACGTCAGGTGCACCGGGTAGTGTTTTACCTAAAATCGCATTGGCCGCTCCGTGCATTATAATGTCTGACATCATACCGCCGTCCTCTTTTTCGTCCTCTTCAAAGAACTCTGCGAGACCTTCACGTAATTCACGCTCTAGTTCAACACCGGTTAGTGTCTCAAACATGTGCATTGATGCCTGCATGAAAGGTAATCCTACTAGACCGGCTCCAAAGAACTGTGTGGCGACCATAGTTGTCAATGCCTTGCGCGCTTTCTTTCTGTCGGCTTCGGTTAGGTGCGGGTATTGTTTCTTAGAAAATGCGGTTTCAGCGTAGCGTCGCATCATAGATAACATTCCGAATGTGTAACCTTGTAGTGAATACAGAGCTTGTCCAGTTGTCCTGAATCCTTCTTTACCAGAAAACAAAGCGGTCGGACGGTTAGCTTTACCACCTGATAACGCAACAACACGTGTGAACTCACCAGCAGACTCGATCGCCTCTTGGTGCGACTTACCATTCTTACGAGCTATTTCGTAACCGGTAATAAGTCCAACACGAGAGTTAAACTCTGTGAATTGTTGGTAGAATCGTAGCGAGTGGTTTGCAAACAACCGAACTGGTGTTAGACCCGCTTCTAGCAGTCTACTACCCGCTTGGCCGTCGCGACCTGCTAATCCTGACGCATCAACGTTAGAGGCTAAGTCCACATCGACAATGTCCGCTGCGTGAGTTAACGAGATCCAGTTGTGTTCAGCTGCGTATTTCATCAGCTCTTGGTGCTCAGGTTTATCCCAGAGACTGTTATTATCACGTGCGCTTCGTTTAGCTATATGTTTAGCTGTAAATTTACCGACCTGTCGTTGAGCTTCCAGAATCATTTTACTGGCCTCAACAAAACCCATACCTTGGTTAATCATTTCAGGAACATAACTAAAGGCCGGTTGTCCTACCTCAATTACGTGAGATGAAAGGTTAGTTCCTAGGAAGTATGCCGCATTGTATTTAGCCAACCTAGTACCCATTTTAGTATCCGGTGTAAGAAAGTTCTCAATATGCTGCATCACATCAGGCATATGAGCTTGCACTTTTGGGTTCTTCAATTCTTCGTTTGTAAGTTGATAACGAAGCTCGTTGTTAAGCACCTTTTTGTGCAGTGCTCTAGTGGCTGCGTTGAAGTAAGCGAACTGTGTTTGGATCATGTCCAAATCATCTCGACCCGGCTTGAACTTACGATACGCACCTTGTTTAACCATTTCTTTCGCTTTCAACTCTCTGTTGAATAACGTAGAATAATCGAGCATAGATTTCAACTCGGTAGTTAAACTCTCGTCCAATCCAAGCGTATCAATCAAAGCTCGATTCTTATCGTCGTAAGCTTTCAGCACCTGACCCATTTGATCCTCGGCAACCATATGAGGTATACCACGCCGACCCGTATCGGTCGCTATAACCTTACCACCTTCACGATCCAATCGAGCTCTGAGGTTCTTTTCATAAACCTCCATGTCTTTCAGCTTATCAAAAGCCTGACCGCCTGTTTCTCCGTTCGCTTCCTTCCAACGAAGGAAATACTTACCTACTCGAATCTCAGAAAAGAAGTGTGGATTTTCTGCAAAAGTCTTTAACAACTCTGTGTTGTCTTTATGTTGCTGCCTTACCAAATCGTTCAGTCGAATAAATAGATCACCATCCACTGCCTGAGCTGCCTTGGCCATCATCTCCTTACCTTGCACAACTTCTGCAGGATCAATACTACTCATCGCACGCTGTCCGCGATATATGTAATCTGCGATAGCTGGTGCCTTATCCCACAGATCAGGACGACTTGAAGCAATTACTGCCTTAAGAATAGCAATATTACCACTGTCTACAACCTTTTCCGTCTCCGCGTACTGGAATTGCTCCATTGCATCGTGAAAACGTTTAACCGTCTCAATGACTGCTTGTCTTTCTTTAATCGGCAGCGCGTCCAGTTTGGCCCTGAGCTGACTATCAGCTTTCTTTAAGTCGGTATAAGCCAACATCTTACCAGTGCGATCCTTACCGTTATCGTCTTTCCACCTGTGTTTCTGCATTGTACGCATCCAGTCAGACGCCAGTTTATTCAACTTAGGCTTATCACGAACCATCTCGTACTTCAGTCTAGCATCCTTAGTAGCAAACACAGGAGCACCGTTAGCATCGAGTTCTCCCGTAATTGCCGCTGCGATCCTTTTCATAGACGCATTCACACCACCCTGAAAATCGTGCATAGCCCTATTGATACCTCTCAGCGACGGAACCATCTGTGCACGTTGATCAAAAGTCAAAATCAATTTATCGAAGGCCTTTGCGACAAAGCTTCGATCGTCGCGTGGTGTCAATTGTTCTTCATCTCCTGTAAAGTAATCCAACACTTCTTGTCGACCACTCTCATCCCAGAGTTTTCCTAACCCCTCACCCTCAGCCTCGAAAGCGATAGCGTCCTTCTGTGCCCGCTTGAACTGCTCAGCCATCTGTGTCATCTCAGCAACACGCTTTCTTAGAGATGTTCGGACTCTGAAATTCTGCAACACGTGACCGGTGCCTTTCATTGCGCCGTAGATAGAGCGAGCTACGTCGGACAGGGTTTGCCATGCGCGCTTGATAGGTGCAGGGAGGAGGTTGAGCGCGAACTGGTCTGGTGGGTGAGTTTGTCCCATAGCCCACATGGAGAGAAGGTTGGCGCGAACTTCACGTGCGTTGCCTGCTGTGCGTTTAGCAGCCTCGATAACCTCAGCTGTTCGCATGTGTTTAGGAATTTGTTCGAGCGCTATTTCCATTGCGATGGAGTGCTCTTCGGGCGAGGCCTCGTTTACCCAGTCGTGAAAGGCTTTGAAGTTGTCGAGCTGACGCCGAGTCATTTGACCGTTTTGGTAAAGGTTCTCTACTAGGTGGCCGAGCTCGTGTCCTGCTACGAATGATAAGGCTTCGAGCTTTTGCTGGTCGTTAAGACCGTCAAGACCTTTGCCGCCGAGGAAGAGTTTACGGGCAGGGCTGTCTATAGAGGCAGCACCTCGAGTGTCACCTTGCAGGATTTGGAACAGGTCTATGTCTTCAACGGAGAATATGTCGAACAGTTTCTCTATTGTAGGTGAAGCAGATCGGACAGCTTCGGGCTTCATTCCTTTTTCTAGAAGGATGCCTTCGACTAGTTCTTTTGGTGTGGCTACTCGACGCGCACGTGAGATTTTTGATTTTTGTCCTCCTTTGTAAAGTAAAGGGTGTTGAAGATCCGCCACAGTGTCGATGTGATTCATGTAACTGGACATGGTTTCGAAGTCACTAGCAGTGTGCATGTCCTGTGTGATTACAGCACGCTCAAGTGAGGATAAACCTACACCAGACTTCCAAGGTTTTTCGCGTTTTATTAGATCTATTAGTTCTTCTATAGGGACAGGTTGTCTTGTGTCTTTATAAACAATCGTTTGTGTAGCTAAGTTATAAGAGAAGTCGTTTATTTCAGGTATGTGATTATACACGTTTTCAAACTCGGCTATTGCCAATTCTCCTACATTGCCGTGAAAGTCATCTTTAATTAACGGAAACCTTAACTGTATATTACTTTTTAAATGCTCTGTTGTACCTTTACGTAATGCGGCAGATAGCATAGTGGAAGGTTTACGTTTTTGATTAACCTCAGTGAGTCCTGGAGGGTTGTGGTCTTTCGATTTGGTGTTAGCTATGAATTCGTAAGCCGCTGCGTAAAGCTGAGTGCCTGCGGGCCTTCCGTTCATTGCATAGATTTCGAACTCTTGCCCGTCCATCAAACTTAAAGAAATCCAACCGTGGTCTTTGCCGTGTTCGTCTATACCGCCTAGACTCGAACGAAAGATGAGTGTGTGATCATTCGGCATCTCTGCAGTTATTGTAGATTTGTCAGTGGACACAGCGGCTGCTATAACATGAGGGTCTGTGGACTCTGTAGTTCCGAATCGAAAGGCGTTGCCTTTGCTTGCGATAGCTTCCCAGGCTTTACCTATGTCAGTGAAGATTGCTTGAGTAGTCGGGTCTCTTTCTTTTTTACCTGCTTTTGTGAGGGCAAAAAGACCGTCGACACCTTTCTTTTCAAAGGCCGCGTCAGCTATACGACCGGCATCTAAAAGATCTCCGAAATTATCCTCTACCCGTTTTATTAATTCCGCGTACGCTTTTCGCTCAGCTTCTGCTCTCTGGCCTATAGAACCGTCGCCACCAACAATTTGTAAAGTGCTGGTCGCCCCCTGATATAGATCTATAGCGAACGCGTATTCTTGGAATAGAAGTTTTAACTCATACTGTCTATTTAACCCGTCAGGGTCAGAATTTAAAGCGTTTAAGGCTAGTGCACGAATTTCTCTAAAATGGGCGTCAGCTCTAGTTTGGATAAGTTGTGCGTCTTCTTCTGTAAAGTAAGCTAGGTCCTCGTCGTCTATGTCACTATACAGGTCACGTCGTAATTCCGCGTCTTCGTCAAGAATGCCATACTCTTCGTCAGTTAAACCACTACGGATGTCGTTTTGATCGTAGAAGTCTCGCTCTATCTGGTTGTGTTCGACCCAGAAGGATTCAGCAGCTTCGCGGGCTGTGTCGAGATCTTCTGGGTAAGAGCGTTCATAAGTTTCAATGGATTCATCAAGTGTGGTATCGTCAAAACCTTCACCTACTTTCGGTCGTAACTCTCCGTTTTCGTCCTGTATGTAAGTGCGACCACCAATTATGATTTCTTCTTTGGCTTTATCAGAGGGCTCTGTCTTTAGTGAACTCTCACGACGAGGTGCCTCTTTAACATTAGCAGATATCTCTTTCAACTTCTCAGCTGTGAGCTCTCTGTTAACCTTCACAGCTTCCTGAATATCCACGTCGTCCATAGGAACAGCAACCATTTGCTCCACTGTTTCCATGATATCAGCAGTTTCGAAATCGTTACCACCACGCAACTCCGCGAGGTCAGCATCTCCAGCACCTTGTAACTCCGCATCACCTCTCAGTGGACGCCATTTGACGACAAATTGATCTTGTCCATCTGGCGTCTTCTTGTTGTACTTCGCAGGAAAGAACTTAAAGTTCTCGTGCTTATTAGACAACAAATCGGCCTGTCTCTGTGCGGCTTGCTCTGAAGTATACTTAGCGTTTACTTCACTACCGGATTTTTCTTTGACATTCTGCAGTCCTTCAGTCTTAGACATTTCAAGCTGCTTCGATCGACGCACCAGTGTTTTCTCTAAGATCTTCAATTGTTCTTCATCAGTCATCTCAGCCTGAGTCTTCTTAGAAGAACGATCGTACAATTCTCCGGCAGCCTTCAAGTCATGCCACTTTTTGTACGCATTAGCAATATAAACAGGAGCCTTTTCACGGTCACCCGCAGTCGCGTATTTAGAGTACACCGCAAATGAATCCCTATCATCTTTAGAGACGCTCATCTCATTGATCCACTCAAACACAACAGGGCCATCAGGATCGTCCATCAATCCTTTTGTTGGACGCCCACCTTTAACACCACCCTTAGCTGCCAGTTCCTTAGCATACTCCTTACTGTTAAGTTTCTTCAACGCAGCCTCTAATGCACGAAAAGCCTCACCTGGAGTCTTATAGCTAGATCGTTGTTGTTGCCAGCGTAAAAACGCCTGCTTTAAACGGTACTGCCTGGCCTTAGCTCTGCGAGGTGCTTTAGCTAATTCCTCTTCGAGCAGCTCCAGTCCTTGTTTAGTCTCAGGTTCACGACCTTCCAGCGTGTTGTCTTGGCGAAACTCATCGATCTTACTATCGGTTCTCTTTTCCTCAGCTGACCTACGATCCTTACGCTTACGCTTTTTAAAGGTCTCTACTTGCTGCTGAGTTTCATTCTTTACAGCCTGTGTTGTCTTCTCCACAGCTTCATTAATATCGTCACCCTCTTTTAAACGACTTTCAGTCTTGCTTTGAAGTACTCCGTCATCAACAAGGTCAGTACCTAATTGTAACCTGACAACATTGCTGTCATCTACAATCCTCTCTGTAGTCTGCGCGTCAATAGCGTCAGTCTCTAACATCCTGTCATAGTGCACCGTCGCCTTGTCATCCAGACCAGCACTACGCATAGCGTCCAATTCTGCTTGAACTTCAATCGGAGTAACGTTACGCTCTCCCTGGGGTTCAGACTCCGAACTTCTGCGAGTGATGATTGATAAGGCGGCTTCCTGTGGAGTGACTTCGGTTTCGACTGTGTTACCTTCGTCGTCTGCGACTGTTCGTGTGATGGGGTCGTTGTATATTTCGTCTATACGAGTAGCCATCTCTTGTCCGAAGATTGAGGAGATGTTTTCTGGTGTCGTGTAGTCTTGTATCTCGTATGCGGTTTCACGAGCCTCTTCTAGTTTCTGTCTGGTTGCTTCGCGTTCTTCTGGGTCTGCGATTGTTTTGAGTTGTGCGAGTAGTGTTTGGTATTGAGATTCAATCTCTACACGGTTGGTAGCTGTGATCGTTACGCCGTCGTCGTCAGACATTAATTTGCGTGCACGCTGGACGTCGCCAGCTACATTGGAGTCGTTAGGCTTGGGTTTGGGTTTTGCTGAGGTGCGTGAGATCTCTGTTGGGACTATAGCCTCGTGGAGACCGAAGAGTACTGTTGGGTCAATGGCCTCAGCGAGATAGTTCTCGAGTGTGTATGGGTTAGTCCAGGTTCCTGTTTCTGCGTAGTCAATTCCTGCCGATGCTGTGAGCATACCTAGGTTGAGTGCGTTTTCTCCTGCAACTAATCCAACAATGCGGTCACCAAAATTGGTTGCGGTTCTGACTAGATCGTCGCCTTGCCGTTTGACTGTGCCTCCTGTGATACCAAGTGCGCGACCGAGAGCAGTTTTGCCTATAGTGTTACGTGTGACTGAATGAGCTAAGCGGCCACCGAATCGTGTGACGGGTCCGCCGATGTATGGTATGGAACCGGCAAGGGCTGCGTGACCGAGGGAGTCGGTTTTCTCAAATGCGTTGGCTGCACCCATTGCACCTGAGATAGCATTACCAGCAACGACAGAAGCACCGCTTGTTGGTAGTGCTAGGGCGTAACCGGCGATTGCGGGGAGGAAGTCCACAACACCTCGAAGGGACTCCTCCCCGGCTTGTCGCCCGGTTGCTGCATCAGCACCGAAAAAGTCAAACACGTTTTCGCCAAAATCTCCAAACGCATTCTGCACAGGTGCGGCGTGGTTATCGAGGAAACGATCCACACCAGCGGAATAAGATTTGACGCCTATCTCAAACGGATTGCCTATACCTTGCGAGGCAAAGTCTGAGTTTGTGACTCGGTTTAAAGAACCAGAGAAGTCGTTTATAGGAAGTTGTTGTAAGCCTAAACGATTTCTGACGTTTTGGATTTGGGCGAAAGTTAATCCGGCGCTCATGTGTGTTTGTTAGAATTGTTGTTGTAATTGCTTTTCACGAAGACGTCTCACAGCTTCCGCGGTGTGTCCTCCCATCTCACCTGAAAGCACTTGACCTAAAATATCTCGTAATAGGTTGAGAGATAAATCAGCACGTGATTGGACATTTGGTATTACTCCGTCAATACCCAGGTCTGAGGTAAGATCGAACGGGTTAGGTACTTTTGTAGGTTGTTCTGACGTTGCAGTCGGAACTCCACTGAACTTAGAATCATACGATTCAACGATTGGTGTGCTATTAGTCACTGGCGCAGGAGCCGGTGCCGGCGGCGTTGGTGGTGGAGTTGGAGGTGGGCCTTCCTGCTTTCCGACGTAGTCACCTGGTGCCAGTTCAAAGTTTGGTTCAGGCGCAGGTGTTGGGTAAGAGCCTTGTCCAAAATCGTATTGGTTAGTTTTAGGATTCCAAGCAGGAGGCGCAGGGTTATAGTTACCCAATCCGGGAGTCTGAGCTATGAAATCCATACGTTGTTTAGCTGACTCACGTTGCTCTGGCGTATACACGTCTCCTTCAACCGAAGAAAGTTGATCCAAGTTACGCTCTCCCATTTGCTGTTCGTAAGGTAAGTTACGCTCAAACGGATTTTGGAATCCCGTTGCTTGCGGGTCTTGCCGGTATAGACCATCACGTGACTGACCTGTTACAGGGTCATAGATTGCGTTCAAACCACCAACAGAGCTGGAGCTTGGTGTGTATTGCTGTCTTTGCGCAGGCGGCTTGCTCGATTGCATCAGCTTTCGTTGCGCCACTGCAAGGATTGCATTTTGTCGTTGCTCCGCTGGATCTACAAAATTGCCTTGACGTGACGCTATATTTCGCTTACGCTCTTCCGGTGTTGTGAAATAAGAAGATCCGGGAGTGCCGTCACCGAATGGGTTGTTATCAGACTCTCCGTAGTTACGCTGAGAGTTACGAATACCACCAAAAACTCCCTGGTCTTTCATAAAATCCATACGATCGTCGCCTAGCTGTGCTAATGCATCGAATGGGTTTACGGGTGCTGCCGGTGCCTCGGGCTTCTTTATCGGACGACTCTTAGGCCGAGACTGATGCTCATCGTAAAAACGATTACCACGTGAGTTTCTGTTACGCTTCTTAGCGTTTCTTTGTTTTTTGTTTTCTGCTGGCATTAGTTTGCTAGGTTAAGGATTGCATCTCGCATCATCTGATCTCTGGCTTCCTGCTCAGGATCAACTGCATTTTGTTGTTGAAACATAGATGGGTAAGGTTTTATAGAACCCTCAATACCCAGAGAGTTGAGGTAACTTTCAATCATAGGTCTTACGTCCCCATGCTCTCCTCCAACACTAAGCATTCCTGCAATAGCGTTGGAACGAGCGGCGTCAAGGCTGTCTTGTTTGTATTGCCAATCACGCTCACGGTCTTCTTCGAACACGTTAAGCTCGTTCTGTGCTGCTTGATTTTTGAGTCCCTGGCCTGTTAAAGCTCCAGGATGCAAATCAGCAGATTGAGTTCTGGTTTGTTGCTGACCCATTAAGGCCTCCATCATTCCAGCTTCCTGTAACAGTTGCTGTGGTCCGGCTAACTGCATCGCGGCAGCAGCGTTTTGTAACCTCTGTGCTTTTACTTGTTCGCGTAAAAGTCTTGATTCAAGTCCTCCGGGCATTATCTTGAGAATGGGTTGTAGGAATTGTTAGCAGAAGCCAAGGGGTTACGCTGCGTTCCAATGGTTGTCCTAAACTGGCTTGCACCAGATCGATTATTGTTCCCAGCACCAGGCATTGATATCTGCTGTTGTTGGGGACCCTGCATCTGACTCATTCTTAAAGCCAGTTGTCTATTGTATTCTTGTGGATCAGTCATGCGCAGTTGGTTTTGCTGTTGCATCTGCTGCAACCCGGGACCACCGAAACCGCCTTCCGCCCAGCCGTTGCCGTATAGGTCGTTTAGCTGTTGGTAATTCCGTGCCGCTTCCTGCTGCCACGACTGATTCTGAACTTGTCCGTATGTTCCAATCATGTTAACTTTGTTCTAGTTGAGCTATGCGACGATTAATCTTGTCAACCGCTCGCCTGTCGAGGTAGTTCGTCCATCCGTTAATTTCGCCTTTACGAACAAATCCAGGATCGTGCTTCTTCTGCATTGCAGTAAAAGAACATTCTTGTTTTGTTGACTCGACGACTTCGCGAGATGCACCTATAAATTTGTTTAAATAATCTACAAGCCCAGCTCGAGATTCATAATCTTGTGCCCATTTGTCATAGTTGACTATAACAGTGTTAGACTTCAGTGTATTTCGATTGAATAAATACCAATCATGTATCTGCTCTTCTACCCAACCCCACTGCGATTCAATTAGTAAGTTGATAAGTGCGGCGTCACCAATGTCAGGATAAATGTCTAACAACGATTGAATCGGTCGGGCGATCGGTAAGCCTTGAGCACGTCTTGTAGTCTTTTCATAGATAACAAGACTAACAAAAGCGTCCAGAAAGTTACGGCGTGCGCCCACTACATATGTATTACCATTAGCCAATGGAGCAAGCTCGAGCGGTGTAAACGCATGAGTTTTTACGACAGCACCCTCAACTTGCTTCATTGACTGTAGTTGCTCCGACGTAACCGCAGAACCTAGAGTCCTGGCAATGTCCTTAAATGCGTACCGCCCAGGTTGTTCCTGAAGGCGCATCAATATCTGAGAAATCCAAGTGCTTCCGACTCGAACCCATGTTGCTACATAAAACTTCATAATGCTCTTAGTGTATGTCTTATTGTGTTTGTTAACGAATAGTTTAGTGCTGTCTCAAACGCGGCTTGATTAATTTCAAAGTCCACTTTCACCGCTTCTCGAAGTTTGTCAACAGCATCATCAAGATCGGGTTGTGCCCACTCACCGATGAAGTGATCATCAGTCACAGGCGTCATTTTGTAACCTACAGGAAAAGAGTTTTTGTCATTCATGAAGTCTGTGTTACCGCCGTAATTCGTAGCAACCACCTTTTTACCCAGCGCCATAGCTTCGAGTAACTGCAAACCAAAACCTTCCGCTGTATGTAACCCTAAGTATACATCAATGGATTTGTATAGCGTAGACATATCTTCTGGTGAGACTTCTTCGTTTAATATAGTAACATCGAGTCCTTCGCATTCTTGATACATCCATTTAAGCATGTGTGACTCAACATTTTTACACTTAATAATTAATTTACAGGCATCACCCAACGCGCGCTTAACAACTTGAATAGCTTGTATAGGATTTTTACGCTGCACCCGTGAGTGCGCGTCAAAGCTAATCAATATCCTAGGCTTATCGTGTGCTGTTGGACAGTATTGATATCCGGACGCGTGATGCGGCACCAATTTAACCACCGGATCAATATGTGCTTGCAGAATCTCTTGACAAAACGTACTAGCAGTCCATACCTCATCAAACCGATTTGCGGACTGTATTAGATGCGGATACATTTCAGTAGCTTCACACATAAAATACCCTATCCGTCGTCCTCCATATTCACCCACCATTTTAGCCATCGCGGGAGAGCCATGAAAGTATATGTTATTTACCTTATTCTTAGCAGGAGTTCGGTAGTCGAACATGTGCGGCACTACGAATGCTGAGAGTGCGTTGGTGTGCATGTAGTATGCATTGCCAATGCCTGAATAAAGTCTAGGGCCTATACAATTTATCTCCATGTGTTGTTCCTCGTTTTGCGTCGTCGATCACTTGTTGTTGTGCTTGTTCGAACTGTTGTTCAGTGGCACGGAAGTTAGCCTCCTCTGCTTCGAATGCACTGATTATACTTGCTAGTAGATCAGGCTGTCGTCCAGAGCCTGAGTCAGGTCCGGGAACTTCATGTATACTCTCACTCGTCTCCATAGGTTGTATTTCCAGCGCGATGAATCTTCGAGGATTAGAGCCTCGTGAGGTGGGTCGTTATCGGTGAAGGGTTCACCACGCATTAGTTTAATGTAGTTAGTTGCTGTTGGGTAAGATGCAGGGAAATTGAATGTGACTTCAGTTATGGCGTAAGCTGGTGGTGGATTGCCGGTTACTACGTTGATGTAGGCCTCGTTGAAGACGTCTGTTGTTATGGTTAGTGCGTCGGTTATGACTCGTTCACGGATTGAACGTCCGGGGATGTCCACTTCTATAGTTACGGGTTTGAATTGGAAGACTTCGGCTGCAGTTGGTGCTGAGGTGTGATAGGTTATCTCAAAGCGGCAGGGTATTTTGAATCGGTGTGGAGAGGATTTGACTGCGTTGATGAGTTCTTTACCACCGCCGAGTGAGTGGATTACAAAGGGAGTGTCAGGGTCAAGGTATGAGGGGAAGTCGTATTCGACTGAGTGGTATTCGTAGAAAGTTTCAGTGAGTATGGAGGGGTCTATTTCACGGATGACCTTAGTCCATCGGTCACAGCCAGTGTGACGAACGCTTACGACTCGTCGTGCCGCGCCGTTGACAGCGACGGTCGGTTCTGTACCGTGAATGGTGCGAGTTACTTCTACGCGCTTACCTGTTACAGGCTCTTCCTCGTACGATACCAGCTGCGGCCAACCGTTTGGCAAAATTGTTTTTGTATAGATTTTTTTGTGACCGTCGATTTGTTGTAGACTTTCCGCTACAGTGTCGATTGACTTGGCGGGAAGCTCGAAGTCTAGTGGTACTTTCCTTGTTTCTGTTACTGTTTTGCATGATTCTACACCAAAATTGTCTTCGGTTGTAAGTGTTCCGTGTCCGCCGTCAGCATAGGTGTAAGTGTCGAGATATTTGTCTTGTCCTATTTGTTCACGTTTGAAAGCTTCTATGTTCGAGCCAGTGGGAATCGGATCGTCGTGGCGGACTACTTGGCGACGTATGAATAGATCATTGCCACCACCTTCTGGTGAGTTGACTATGCGATCAACACGAGGATTCCAAGATTCAACGGTGCGAATTTCTCGGTCTGCGTGATTCCTATCTGTTTGAACTATTTTATCAGAGATTCTGAGAAAGTCGTGCGTTGGAGTGGTAGTGGTTGCATCTACAAGTGAGGTAGTAGTAGTGACGTCATCAGCTCCAAGTTCTTCTAGGCCTTTGGCTTCTGTGGTGGCCAGCTCTTGGAGGTCGTAAACGTCTACGAAAGTGTCTTCTCGGCGAGACTTGTTTGCGTTACGCTCGTTGTAGACTCGAGATTGCAGGAGTCCAAATCGTGGACGGAGTGGCTCAGCCCCGTGCTCGACGAGTTGATCTATAACAGTGTGTGTGTTTCCACGTGTCTCTGCGTTCGGTCCTATTTCGGAGACCAGGGCCTTGCCTCTGGTGGCGTCCTGAGGAGAATAGTTACGGATCTGTCGTTTCATAACCTTTCTATGATATTAAGTTCGCGCCAGTTAATAGCAGTCACTGACTCGCGATCGTATTGTTTGCGTGCTGAGTTTACCATACAGATAGCTTCGAGCAGAGAACAACCAAAATTATGGTGAAGGTGTGCAATTAAGAGCGTGGGCGCACGGTGTGTTCCTGCTGTGCAATGCACGTGTACTGTGTTACCATCCATAAGTGCTAACGCTTCGTGAAACATTTTCTTAGGCGGTGGTTGTTTTCCTTCAGCCCAACCTATAAATAGACCTCTGCCTGCTGTTATTACAGAACCATGTGAAGGCACAACAGCTCGCTTTTTGTATTCGCTACAATTTAAGTGAGAGCCTTGTGAAATATGCACACGTAGTGGTTCTGCTGCTACGTCAGGTAACGGTTGACCGCAGGATTCATACCCACCAAGGTAGGCGTATCTATTTACTTTAGCTAGTCTCATTTTGGTTGCCGTCCTGATTCGATAGTGAAGTTATTGTATTCTGCAAAGGCGGCGAGAGCTTCGTCTCGAGCTTTGACTGGAGGTGGTAAGTTACCTTCCTGTTGTGGGATAAATGTCTGGAAATGGTTGTTGAGTTCTACTACGGCATACCATTGAAGGTAATTAGGACAGTTTTCAGTGAAGAAATCTGTATCGTCGTCACAAGTATAGTCAGCCTGCCAGAGGTAAGCGTCACAGTAGATTTGATAAGTAGAACTTTCAGGGACTGCCGGACGAATTTCAAAGGAATCACCTAACAAGAAGATTTCGTAATTGTTTATGTAGTTGGTGTGATATGGTGTAACTATAGGATCGGCGTCGGATAAGTAACGTGACTGACCGATGATAGATTCACCAGCACGTATGTGTTCTTTGTCTTTTACTGCTCCGTGTTTTTTGGTGTGGTGATATACAGGTGTGAGTATGCCGGAGTTGTCGAACTCTATATAAAATGTTTGAGGTTGTTTCACAGAGACTGTAGCTCCGTTGTCGTTGCGTTGTGCTGTGCGCCAGTTGGTGTCGTTGAAGCGGACTAAAAACTCTTCGTAGTTCCAATCAATAGTCTGCTGAGCAAACCGCTTAGCGTTGTTAATTGATGGAAGAAATAGGTCTACAGTTTCGGCAGTGTCTTCATCGAGAACGTGATGAAGATCAGCCAAAGGAACTTGGTGATATGCTGCAACCTGTCTGCGTATGTCTCCAACTGTCATGGTGTCTGTATTACGATTGTGCCGATGGTGTGTGGCGATGCTGTGGTTTTGACTTCCAAGTTGACTAAGTCTGCGTATAAAGTCGTGGAGTTAGTTCCAGCGACTGCGTCTGCAGCTGTATCGTAGAAAGTATTGTTACGCAGGTTTAGTGCTGTAAAGTAAGTGCCGTCGTCTTTTTCGTAGATTCGATGTCCTTCATCAGTTAAACCTGAGTCAGAGTATGAACCAGCGACAGACGCTGTGCCAGAGGTTATGATGTATAAAGTAGGAGGTGCGTTAGGTGATGAACCGATTGAGGTCCAGGAGGTCTCTCCTGCGTCTTTTGTAAACCACTCACCTGTTGAAATGTTATGGTGTATGGAGTCATAAGCACGTTCGGCTAAGTCTGTAGGGTCGTCCTCCTCAGATAGAGTGGTTACTGTTCCGGATGTGCCATCACTTCCTGCGTCTCCAGTGTCACCTTTAGGTCCCTGTATTCCCTGGTCGCCCTGGTCGCCTTGAATTCCTTGGTCGCCTTGAATTCCCTGATCACCCTTCGGGCCTCGAGGTCCTTCGGCTCCTAAGATAGGGCCAAGGTTGTGCCAGGCGCCGTTAGAATAAACGAGGATATCACCGATCTCAGGTGGATCTGTAGAACCTGTACTTAGATTTAGCTTACCTGGTAAAGCTCCACCTGTAACAGTTGAGATCTGGTAACCATAACCTGTTGGTGTGGTACCTACAAGCGCCTCCCAGGTCGAGATACCTGCGTACGTATAAATTAAAGCGGACTCACCTCGGTCACCCTGAGGACCTGTAGGACCTGAGGGAAAGTTGACGGTGATCTGCCATGGACATTCACAACTCATATTTCTCCGTGTTCGTTTCCGATTTTTAGTTTGCCTTGTAAGCGAAAGTCGACGTTGTCAGTGATTACGTCTATCTTTGCGTTAAGATAAGGGGCTGGTTCAAAGTCTGATGCCGTCGCTGCTATAGCTAATGCGACCGCTTCTGCAAAGGTGTTACCAATGCTGTCTAGTGAATCGAGTGCTGGTGGGATGTTTATTACAACTTGCGTAGAACTAACTATAGTTATATCGCTCGTCTCTCCGGACCGGTAGCGCCATACCACCGATCCGTTGAGTTCGAGCTCTAGTAGAACCAACGCAGTAACAAAGTCGTAGGCTGGGGGACCGGTTAACTCTATACAGAGATTGGCCCCGGGACCATACTTAGGAAATACTATGCTTTGCGGTGTCATGTTCTACCAGATGCGTTTAGCTTGGATGCCCTTTGGCACCCTTTTTACCAACCGGTTTGCCTTTGGATTTGTGGCGCTTAGTGCTGTTTTTACCGGTCGCAAAACGTTCACGCGCTCCGTCGTTAAGTTGCGCAGTATTCTTAACGTCTACTGCGCTGCTTGAACTGACTTCGTCGTCGTATCCAATGTGTTTACCTTTCATAATGTGTTATTTGGGCTTTGGTTTAGTTTGGGTTGTGTTCTAACTACTCGGAACACCGATAGCTCGAACGATATAAGATGAGCCAACAACGAGTCCGGCAGGGTCGGATTCATCGGTGTCAGCTCCTTCAGTTGTGACAGTAATACTGGTGATACCTGCATCGCCGTCTTCTGCCGAGGTGACTTCACCCGCTGTGGCATGTGTAACCGTTACAGTTGCGCCATCAGAGGAGGCAGCAAACTTGCCGTCTGCGTTGATAATAGATGCAATAGCAGTAGCGACATCAGCAGCTGAGTCATCGGTAGAAATACCAGTGACTTCCAACGCTCGGTCAGCTGCCGAGGCGCCAGCGGGAATTGTGGTGCCGCTGTTGTCGGTATCAATCCAGACTCCAACAGACCCGTCCTCATCGTAAAGAAGAAAATAGGTGCCGTCAAGTGAGTCAGTATCGTCCGCTACAGCATCAAACGTTTCAACCTGCGCAATCGCAGATTCTGTTCGAACTTGTAGCGCTGTCCCGGTGTTGATAGGAACTTCGACAGAACCTAATGTGCTGTTGTAGATCGGCTCAACAAGATTGATCTCTGCCAGTTGCAGTTCGGAGGCCAGGATTTGCTGCTCATTGTTTGAAGTGATTGCAACAGTGGCCTCCAACAATACAAAAGGCGGAACAAGTCGCCTCTTACTATTAATCGTAATCGTTTTGCTCATAATAAATAAGTATGAAGGGATCGGACCTTCAGCGAAAGTTACGAAGTAATACCACCAAGATCCTGAAGGAACATGTGGTTCTCAGGGAAGCGAACCTCCAGACCAAACTCAGTCAACCACTCATCCTTACGACCATCATAGTCATTCGGCTGGCGGTTCTTGAGCAGGTTAGTGTCCGAGTCCTGGAACGGAGTGTATTTCAACTCGCCCACATCCAGTACGAAACCACTGTTACGGTGGATCGCAGTCTGGTTGAGTAGCGGATGCACCTTGAAGTGAACAATACCCCAGGGTGATTCCCAGGAAGTCATGTTCATGCCGTAGGTGTCTTCCTTCGGATTGAGGTTCATGGTTCGCATACCTTCACGATCAACGAACTGATTGAAGTATTTGATCAGACCACCTCCGCAGAGAACAACCTTCTCATAACTTCCATCGTTGGTGAACCGGAATGCGTTCTCCCAGATGTCGTCGAACTGTGACTTGGAGATTGTAGAACCTCCAAAGTTCAGGATGCGCTTGTCGGAGTCAGCGTCCCACGCCGAGTTGGAAATGTCGGAACCTGTCCGATACTCAAAGGCACCGCCGTTGGCGACATTACCCAGTTCCCACTGTTCCAGGAACCAGAGCAAACCGCCCATGGTGCGTCGCTCAGTAGTTTCACCATCATCAGTAGTGACTGTTGCCACACTTCTCCGGGAGAACATCGCAGCGTATTCCATTGCGGCCATGTGCTTGAGAGAGTTCTTCTTGGCTTTAGTCTTATACGGACCAGAGTCGTCGAAGACCAACCCTTCTTTCAGTGCGTTACGCGAGAAGCTGAACGCGTGCCGAAAGATCTGAGTATAGTTGTCAACCAGGATTGGCAAAGTCCACCAACCGTTACGAGAACGGTCTGCTTCCGCAGTTGCACTACCAACCATGACTACGTCAAGGGCGTTGGCAGCCACGGTGTTCAACAGCGGATCAGTACCACCGACAGCTGCTGTAAGAACAACGTCGATAGTATTTTCCGCAGGATACGTAGCGGTAACAATACACTGAAACGTATTGGTTCCGCTGTTATCGTTAGGAACGTTCCGGATCTCCAGCACGTCACGAACCTGAACAGAGTCCAGTCGGTCGAGTTGAATCCTCAGAGCCGAATCCTTTGCACCGGTCCAACCAGTTGTGGTCTTGTCAGTTCCGGCAGCACCGTTGGAGCCATCGGTTGCAGTGAACGGTCCGGCAGCGTTAGCCGAAGCCGTCTTGTACTCGAATCGCTCATTACGATCTTCACGCCAACCGAACTCAGGTTTGTCGGTTGGTCCTTCTTCCGGGTCATCCATCAAGGACAAAAGTCCCATGAGTGGTGCCGGACCGTTAGGGTATCTATAAAATACCGAACGCCTTGCGTTAAGACTCCAGCTGTTGCGTAGGTCAGCTGTGTCGATTAAGCCTAGAATAGCCATGTTATTATGTGTTTATTTGGGTTTGTTTGTTTGTTAAGAAAAGACGTCCCAACTGGGTTTATCCTTTCCGCCTCCGCCGGGTCCTGCTCCCCCGCCACCGCCAGCACCTTGCGGAGCCATACGTGGCATTGAACCATTACCTGGGTTTGGTGTTCTAGCTTGTGAGGACAAACTGAAGTTCGGATTAACCGACCTCATCAGCTGTTCTACTTGTGTGGCCACTGTCTGCTGAGCTTCCTGAGCACTTTGAGCTACATAGCCCTGTGCTCTGAGAGTCTGCATAACTTGACGCACTGCTGCGCCTTGACCTTTCAATGCTGGATAGCTCGCTTCCAGATTAGACACAAACTGCGTGTCCTTCTGTTCCCTTACCATGTCCAACGCGGGCGAAAATTGTTGTTGCATGTCCTGTGCCATGATCTGGTTTGAATAACCCATGACTGTTGTGAGGTGTGTGACAATGCCGGATACCATTTCGTTAAAGGCGTTCAGTCGAGTCTCTTGCGAAGCGTTATCTCCAAACAGTTGATCAACCAGACCTTCATTAGGCTGATACACTTTCAACTGTTCGTTCAGTTGCTCTTCGGTCAGTTCAGGTTGTGCCTGAGGTTGACTCTGCTGCTGCATCTGCTGGATTTGCATCCACTGCTCAGGCGTAAGCGCCACCTGACCTGGCTGTGCTTGCGGCTGTGCTGGCGGTTCTGGTGCTCCGGTAGGTCCGGTATCACCCGGTGCCCCCGGATCATCACCATGCGGTTCATCGTGCTGCTCAGGCTGGCTCGGGTCTCCCCAAACTCCAGCGCCAGCATTATCACCACCACCTCCGTCACCACCGAGGCCGTCAGTTCCTTCTCTGAGTCTTATCCAATTGTATTTAACTTTCATTTTCTTTTGCTTTAATTAGTTCTTCAACTTCCTCCAATAAATTCTCGTAATAGGCGTTCATCAACTGAACTTGTCGTAGTTGCCCGAATGCCTGTTCACGTAAAAAGAATGAGGAAATTGTTTCTATCTGCATGTCACAGATTACAGAAAGGAATAGGTCGCGGGAGGTCTCGGTCTCTTTTTTGTATTGTTCGTATAAGGCAGTTTCTTTAAATTGTAGGAGGTCCGACCGGAGCTGTTTGAGTTTCGCTAGTGGGAGTTCCGTTGGGTCCGAGGATAGTTCCGATTGCATTTTGAGGTGTTGCTGGTTGTATTCTAAAACGTTCGAGATCGTCGACTCCGCGGAGTTGAAGGATCTCTTCCATTAGTTTGCCTATATCGAGAGGAAGTACCTGCATGACTACAGGGTTTGAAATGATTGCGGTGACTAGGTCTTGTAAAGATTGTGCGATAAAACCCTTTTCGGAGCCAAGGACCGAATCGAAAACGAAATGGTCCTCGGCTCCTACTAGGGATGTAGGGTCTTGAGGGGAGTAGGAGGAATGGAGATGTGCTTTGCCCTCTCCTACAATCTTGGCAAAGGTCTCGGGGGAGATTCCTTGTCGGGAATTGAAAAGTAATTTGCGCCCCATGGAAGCGTAGCAGTCAGGCCAGAGGATTGCTGCTAATGTCTTCATTCGAGATGCGGCTCCGTCATTGGCAGCCCGGGCTTCTGTGGCTGAGCGACGACCACCATGGAACTGCCCCATAGCATTCTCGTTGACGCCTGTGGATAGTTGCATGATACGTAGAACTGCGTCAGCATCGGCGAGGTTGGTGCCGGTGGTGTCTACGAAGTTTAGTTGGCGCACGAATTTGTCGACGCCTAGGCGGGCGGCGCCTTTCTTTAGTAGTATCCAAGGTGAGCGCGATTCAACCGTGGTCATATCAACTGACGTGGGGTCGATGATCATGTTGTTGTCGAGTGACTTTTTGACTGCGTTCATTCGGGAGTTGAAGAGGAACGATACACAGTCCTGCATAGCTTCGATGATGTCGGATAGCGACTCACCTATGACTTGGTGGGAGTCGTAAGAATAAAGACCTAGATCGTATATGTATTCATCGTGGAGGTAACCAGAGGGACGTACGTCAACGATGCGCTGGTCGTTAGCAATGGTTACGATACAGTTAATTGGGTGCTCCTGTTTGCCGAGGTCGTAGGTTTTGGGAACAATCTGACCCTGGTAGGTGGTGATGCACACCATTTGATCGTGCTTCTCACGCCGTGATTGATCTGCAAAACCGCGCACGCCGTTGAGTCTCGTGTCGCCGCCACGTTTTAATATGAAATCCTTAGCCACTGGTTCAATGTGATCCACACCGAACATGCGACCAGTTTTCTCCCATTTCTTTAGTTGAGATATATGGTATTCCATCTCGTCCGCAACAAAAGCACCGCGACGGTATTCTGTTAGAGGAAAGCGTGTGTCAGGAAAGAAATTGTAAGGGCTGATGTTTTGTATCTTGTTTCCCTGATATTTAGTCATTTCCACAAGCGAAGTGAAGTCGCCTTGTTCGAAGGGCTGTTCACTGTTTGCACCGAAGGCGGTATCGCCCTGACTAACCGGAACGTATTGAGTTTCTTCATCCCACCAGTGCTTGAACACACCCATACCAAATCGCCCTATGTCTAAGATGTTTTGGTATAGCTTGGAATTAAAATGGTTCCTGCGAAGATCACGTTCAAGTATCTCTTCGGAGCACTCACGTATATCATGGTCCTCAGGTCCTGTGGCATTTAACTCATAAAAGCGTTGTTTTTGAGTTAACAGTAGAAAAATAAACGAGACGAAAGTTTGTATCTGTGCAAATGACATCGGCACAATAAACTTCGTAGGCTCTCCGTGTCGTTGTGCCTCACGATCCTCTTTTGTCAGTGTCACCCGGCCGCGGTATATATCGTTCTGTTTGTCCCACGCAGAATACTTCTTAGTCATATCCTCTCGTGAACGCTTAACTTGATCACGACAGTGGTTCAATAGACGAACTAGTCCGTCGTCTTGTTGCTTTGACTCGATGCGTTGTTTTAGTGTCTTTGGCATGTTAGTTTAGGTAACGTCCTCCGACTGGTCGGGTGAGCGTGGTGGATGTTGGTTTGTTGTGAGCTACTGAACGCCAGGAGTCATCTACACGTAGTGGCTTGGCCGGTCGACGAGAACTGATATCGGATTGGTATTCGAGGCCGTTGAGTACAGCTCGATACAAATTCTCCATCATGTGATCGTCCTTGTCGACCGGCTTATCTTCACCACGCTTCCAGATGTATCTGTCTACTTCCCAAAGAAACTCAGTGCAAGATTCGTGAACGAATAGGGTGGGATTGCCGTGGTCGTCACGCTCGCGGAGTTTCTGTTGAGTTTTGAGGATACCATAGGAAAGATCTTTGGGGGCTGGTTCTACTGGAATGCCTTCTGCGTAGAACTCATCAGCAAAGCAGGTGCCTGTTACTGGGTTCTCAATGAAGGCGATCGGGTCTATTTGGAAAGTTTCAACAAAGTATTCGTTTGTGTGTGTTTTAATGTCTTCGACTAGTTGGGAAATGAGTCCGGGCGAGAAGTGTTCGTTGAATATAAAGGTTTGACCTTGAGGTGATGTGGCGAAGTAAAGGACAGCGTGCGGTGTGCGTGGGTGGGGGTCAATGAAGACTCGGATGGTGTAGTTGTCTGGTGGTGTTTGCTCGTCCACCCAACCGTGAGGTGTGGAAACTTTACGATCACCTCCATAGACGTGAAGGTTGTGATCAAATTGTTTGTATACTAGGCCGGAGAGCGCCGCAGGTATGCCATAGATACGACAAGCTTGCTCGTCTTTGTCTATGTCTTCTGCAAACTCTTCGATTGACTCTTTGGTAACGTATGGGTTGTCGAACGAAGCTCCGGTCATTACCCAACGAGGAGACTTCTTCTCGGTGTTGATATAGGCTTCGTCAAACTCAGCACGAGCCATGTGTGCTGGGATGAAATAGTCGTTGATCCACGGTTCCTCAACAGGTGTGCAAGTAAACCAAGCTTTGCCTTGGCGGTCAATCAGGCCTCGGGATAGTGCGGTCCACATGTCCTTGGGGCAAGGCTCATCAACGTGAATCCAGTCCCAGTCGGAGGACTCAAGGCCCATTTTGTTCTGCATGTAGGAGCGAACAGTTTCGAGGTGGATTGTGGATATGCCGCCGTGAATAGACTTAACTTGAATCTCGACAATACCTGTTCCGGAACGTCCTTTCTTCTTTTTGTGTATACATTCATCTGAAAGTTTCTTGAACAGTTTTCCTTGACCTGTTCCGGGCTCAGGGTTCGTAAATATTTCTGAGGCTTTATCCCAGTCAGTGACTACGATGCAGCCTTTAGTTGAGTGCTTGGGTATACCTACGTAGCGTGCAGGATCGTCTTTAGGATACCAAGGGCGTTCGCCAATAGCAAAGGCACAATCTTCTGATGCACCCATGTCAGACTTACCAAACCGGTTGCCGGTCCGCATATAACGGCGAAGGTAGTTACCTGCGCGGTGAAATAGGTCTTGTTTACGGTGTGGCTTGTAGAATGCCAGTCCATTAGATTCCTGCAGAGCACGACGCTGGCGGAGTAACTCCACCTCTCGTCGTTTAGCTGCAAGTTCTTCAGGACAGACTATCATTTAAGGGGTGTTAATTTGTTGGTTGTTCGAAGTAGCAGCGTTAGCTTCACGCATACGAGCCAGTTCTTTCTTTATTTGAAGGAGCTCCGTGGTTGCGTGTAGTTCTGCGTTTAGCTGAGAGGTTGGCTCAGGCTCCTGTTCGTCAATGAAGTCTTCAAGCGGTGGAATTTCAGCTCGATCTTTAATGCCTTGAAGAATATTGTAACCACCAACTAATATAGCCAGTCCCGGACTCACACCTCCTCCAAACACACACACAAGCACAATCACTACCAATGTAATAAGGGTAACGCGAAACTTCTTTGACTTCAATGCGGCACCGAGTGTTTGTAAACGTTTATAGGGATTAGCAGCTGCGATTGCATCGCCGCCAACGTAAGAGCCGCCTT